CGTCTCCATCGACGGCATCACTCTGCATACCAGCGCATCTCTCACGGCATCCGGCCGGGTTGAGATTATTCCGCACGTTCCGGTGTGTGGTGGGCTTAAAATCTCGGTGACGACGAACACCACGATTGACGCCGAAGGAGACGTTATCCCCCTGATGTTCGGAGACGCGTGATGAAGGCTCGTGATATTTTAACCAGAATGGGCCATCTCGCGCCATCCGGGTGCGTGTCGCTCTGGAACGCGAAAAGGCCGACATCGCGCATGGCTGGCCCTGCCCCTGTCTACAGCGCAGCCTCCCAGCAACCCGACGCCAACGGCAATCTCGTCACCTGGCCGAACTATGTTCCGGGTCGGGGGGTGGAGGTGCATCGGGCTTATAGTAACCTCTTCACCGCTGGTGCTCCTGCTGTTCAGGGCAAGACGCTGACAGCACAGAAATATTGCCTGCAAGTCTTCGGGACAGGGGCTGAGTGTGTGGCAGGTGCTTATGGCACGGCAACAACTGCAACGCCTCTCATATTCACAGCCACAGCCGGGGATACCACCTTTACCCCGACAACCTGTGAAAGATGGATGCTCACGGCAGCGGGCGGGTACGTTTTTAGCTATGTCGCACCGGGGGTGTCAGTAGCCTCCACAGCCTCCACCAGCGCGGGCAATGGCCTGGCTATCCCGCTGGATGCGAGGATGACTGCTGCACTGAGTGCAGGGGGGAGATTCACCGCAACAGCCCTTGTCTGGATGGGGGTGGGGAGTGGGGAGATGCCTGCTACATCAGATTTGATTCACTTTCTAATATGCAACGAATCTATCCAGAACATGCTATTTGCTTCAAACGCGGCCGGAGTTAATAGAATAGTTCGCGGTGGGGATGGGACAAATCTCACGTTTTTGGCGCAGGCCTGGAACCGTGGAGAAATCCACCTCAAGGTAGTCCAGACCAACGCAGCAGGCACACAGTTCCGAGTAGGCAACCGTCGATACACCGCAGCAATGGTGCCGATAGATGCACTGACTTGGGGTGCGTGGGCAGCCTATGATGGAAGTTTTAATCCCTTAACTCACTTGAGGTTCGGGTATACCAGCACAGTGCCACTAGGATTCTTGCAGACTCAGGTGTGGAATAAGAGCTGCGCGGATGCGGAAATCCTTTCCTTACTCAGGTATGCAGCATGAGCAAACTCACACAAGAACGATTGAAAGAACTTGTTAACTACGATCCTGATACGGGAATTTTCACCTGGGCGTGCAGTAGGGTTGGGGCGCATTCTGGAGACGTAGCCGGATGCTTTGACCCAACAAAAGGATACAGATATATAGGGTTAGACAACAGGCAGTACCAAGAACATCGAGTGGCTATTCTTTATATGGACGGCTACATGCCTGAAAATACAGTGGACCACAAAAACAGGATCAGGCATGACAACAGGTATAAAAATCTAAGGGAAGCAACCTATCAATGTCAGATCAGAAACTGTGGCCCGCTGAAGACAAACACATCAGGAGTTAAGGGTGTAGCGTGGCATAAGGTTGTCAAGAAATGGAGAGCACAGATAGGAGACAACGGCAAGCACGTGTGTATTGGGTACTTTTCTGACTTTTTTGAGGCTGTTTGTCATAGGTTCGCCGCCGAGCAAGCACTCGGATTTCAAGACTGTGATATTAACTCAGCCGCCAAGCAATACATAGACAGCCACTTGAGGTATGCATCATGACCAGACAAGAAGCAAACAGATTGAAGGCACAGATCAAGGATATTCTTGCAGGTATTGACGGCACTGAAGATGGAAGTGATGGTTGGTGGGAGACTTCCACAGGCGAAGAGTTTGGAGCAAAGAAGCTGGCTGAAGTGCTGAAGGCCATTGATGATGAGGTGTCAGAATGAAACTCGAACGAGGACCATCATTCGGAGCCTACTATACCACCGACCCAGCCAAGCCTCAGCGCATCTTCGGACTGAAACCCGAGAACGGATTCCCATGCGGAACGTTCACAGTGAACGGAGTGGCGAAAGGCGTGACATTCTTTCATTTCCTCAAGGATTTGCATGAGACAGCCATAGACGACCCTGAACATGCCGAGACATTCGACGTGGCTGCACCCTGCGGAGACAAGTACAAGGACTCCCCAGTAATGGGAGGACTGCTGATGGGTGCCGATGTGACTGAAGCACTCAAGACCCTCAAACCTGTACCGAAAGGTCTGGTGGATAAGGATCTCAAGGACGGCAAAAAAGGCGAGCAGATCGTCAACGAGCGAGCCGGGATACTGGTTGGGGAGTTCCTTGGATTCACTCTGGCTGATGTGCTGAGGGATTTTCCCGAGATCTGGCAACCAACCACAGTAGATGGGGTCGAGGTTGCGAACGTGTGGAAATGCTCATTGGAGGCTTTGGGGTAGGTTTTCTTTCCACCCCAAAATTTCAGCCGATAAATCAAACGATTCAGGCAGGTTACTCGCTACAATCCAGCGTCTATGGCGCTGAATCTTCGGCGGGTAACTTGCCTGAATTATTCTGGTATTATTTGGGTGGTTGGGGTGGATTTACCCCAATGCGGAAGCTCCAAGCTGAAATGGCATCTTCCCTGGTTTTCCCGGTGATTTTAACAACCCTCCGTAATGGCGGCGGCCCATCAATATCACACCAGTGTATTAAATCAACTGAGATTAATTTGCTCCGCATGCCGGTCCAAAACGTGTTTTCTTTCAGTTCTGTTTCCCCGTTTCCGCAGAACGGGCACGGCTCAAACGTGTCGCTCATCTCACCACTCCTTTTGTAATTTTACCCCAACAAATCAACAGCCTTCTTTTTAAGCGCAGATGAAACATGCTGATACCGCATCGTCATCGCAATATTTTTATGCCCTAAAATTTGCGACACAGCTTGAGCGTCCGCCCCTGCTTCCAGCATGTCTGTGGCGCACCGATGTCGTAGGTCGTAAGGTCTTATCCTCCGCGTAATCCCGGCCCTCCGCTTCGCAGCATTCCATCCGTGCTGCAACTTCAATATTGGTTTGCCCCTGTAATGGATTAAATGCCGTATACCAGCCTCTTTGTCCTCTACATGCCATTGGACCAGAAGGGCAAGGATCGTTGAATTTAACGGCACCATCCTCACCGGAAGACCTCCTTTGTCTGCGCTGATAACCATCAGGGTCTTATCTGCAAAATCAACCGCGTCCCAGGTTAAAGAAAGGAGTTCTATTCTTCCGACCCTCAACCCGATGTGATACGAGATAAGCATGGCCCTTTGGGTATGGGGCGAAGCGCAGGCCAGGATAGCCTCAAATTCCGCTTTAGTCGGCGGTTGGAGTATGGCATCATCCCGGCGTGGGAACGTGAAATTATCGGCAGGGTATGAGGTAATCAGCCGTCTTTTGACCGACCACCGGAGGATTGCCCGGATCACCGTCAACTCGGCGTGAATGGTGGTCATCTTGACCGTCGCTATCCTGGTTGAGATATACCTGTCGAGGACCGTGGCCGTTATCTCGTGGGCTGGTAGGTGGCCTACAATCGGCAGGATGGTATTCGGCAGGCGGTAGAGTAAACCCTCGTAGGTGGATCGTGCGAGGGTGTGGCGTTTTGCGCCTATGTACTCATTCGACAGCTCAGTAAGCGTCGGGGACCGCTGCAACGACCTGATACCCAGTCCGAGCGAAGCGTTGAAGGCTGTCGCCGCTTGCTCGGCTGCCGGACCCCTGCCGAAGTATTTCTTCGTGGCGTTGGGGTGGTCGGGGTCTTTGCCTTTGCTGTGCTGGACCTGCCAGCGGCCGTCTGGTAGTTGGTGGACGCTCATTTTTCCTCAACCGGTCCCAGCCGAACAATTTCAGAAGAGTACCCAATATCGTCAATAGCTACAGAAAACACACGCAGGCCCATTCCGTATTTCGACCCGTCAGGCTCCAGAAGCCCGAACTCAACATCAAAATCAGGGAACCTAAGCAACATCTCGGCAAGCTCTTTAGCTTTCATATCCCCTCCGCCTCAGGTTATGGGTAAGTCTAGTAGTTGGCGGGCGCTCATTTTAGCCTGTAAACCAATAGCCGGTGACAATGCTAAGCCACAGCAGCAAACCACCTATTCCAACAGCTACCCCGCCTAAAGTTAGAATAATGGCATCTTTTCTGGACATCGCTACTCCTCCGGTCCGGCCGGTATCGGCATCCAATGGGTTGGTTGGTCATCGTCCCATCGCAGAAACGTATCGCTGCCCATCCCAAAACCGCCATTGCATGGGACCAGCACAAACCAACCCTCACCAATAAATGATTGTTTCTCGTAAGATGCCGTCGCCACCCTGCCGCCTGGGCACAGAATGATAACGTGTGTCCCGTCCTTTGGAACTGTCGCTATCGGTCGCCATGCCGGCACATCCTCAACTTTACACCATCCACCGCCCTCAGTCTCGGACATTACTATGCAATCGCCTAGGTCCACTGGTTCGTAGGTTTTCATCTCCCCTCCATCTCAGGCCATGGATAAAGCACATTGTAAGGTGCATTGTCATAGCACCGACGGTCATTATTTATCGCAAAAATAACCCGCTGATTGTTGATCAGGTAAGAGGTGCGTTTCAACCCGGTATATCCGCCCATCCGATTTTTTCCATTCGCCTGAAGGCAGACATTGTACCCCACCGCCATTGCCAATACTCCAGGTGTAGGCTGGGAGATTCGCACATCCCGGAGGCTGTAGGGATCGAAATAGGTCTGCTTTATGTGGGCGGCGACTACCTCCTTGTAGTTGTCCGGGTATGGGCCTGCTCCTTCCTGGGTCCATGTTGCCGCGCAGCCTGATAGCATGGCGAGTGCGGCGAGTGCGATTAGCTTTATCATTTATCCCTCCCCTTTAATTCCAACATAGTCCGCAGGGCAGCGCCCTTCAGCAAGCGAACGCCCTGCTCCCAATTCTCGACCGCCTTTTTCGATACACCGACACGCTCGGCAAGTTCTTGCTGCGTCAGTCTTAGGTGCTGGCGGAGGGCTTTGATTTCTTGCGGGGTCATATTGCTCTCTTTAGACATTCAGCGCAGAATCCGCCTTTCCTGGTGCGTCGGGCAGTGACATCCAGTGTGTTGCCCTGCCATGCAAATATGCTGTTCCTGGCGTTGCTACATCAACATTCCCCGCACTAGCAACCTCTGCGATCCACTTGCGTTCCGGCCAATCTTCGTACCATCCGAGAAGGAGGTTGGTTCCGTCCTTCGGAGAGGTGTCTATCGGCTGCCATTTGACAACTGCTTCTAGCGCCAGTTCGGCGGCTGCGTGGCGAGCGTGTTTATGGCCAACCCGGTACGCATGGTCCTGGCCTTTCCCGCACAACTCCCAGTCTGTAGGATTGTCGCACGGGATATTCATTATTTCATCATGTAGATTCATTTCCTCTCCTTGTATCGCATCTGTTATAGACAAAACTATTTGTGTCTCATTAAAGCCAGATTATGAGGCACAAGCCTTGACCTGAAACTGGACAACGGGGCAACGCTCTATCCCATCCTCGCCCTTGTCCCATCGGAGAAGAGGAACACGGTAATTGTCGTAACGGATATCAAGGATATAATTAGGCTGGAAATCCTTTTGTGCCACAACCCAGACCTTTTCAAACCTGCGGTTTATCTTCAATGCTGACTTCCACCCGTATTCTGTCCCGGCCTTTAATGCTTCTCCCTTGGTGCGGAATGTCTTAACAAGGCCGTCTGCTATTGGGTAAAAAAGGGCCTTTTCAAGATTATCTACGACCATGGCCATCTCCTTTGGGTTGTGGGTTAATTCCCTTCCTCTTGATTAAACTGTATCACCCAACGGGGGACAGTGCAAGCAAATAAAGAGGGCAAGTGAAATTATTTTCCACCGCCCTCAATTAAACCCAATGCTTTCCGATTCAATCAGCGCACCCAGCAAGAAAAATCATCGCAACGGTCATAGCAATCCTTCCCGCCTTGCCATCCCAGTCTTTACAGCAGTGCGAGCACCGGGACAGCCAGTCGCGGTTACATGGGTTCTTCGCCCTGCTGAACAGTTTGGCCCCTGCTGATTTACAACGCTCGGTCAAGCCTTTACCGGGTGGATTAGGTGCATTTTCCGCTCCACCGGATAGCACTGAAAATCTTTTACTGTTTGCCGGAAAACTCTTGTAGGATTTTCCCCTACGCGGTAATTTCTGACTAGCGGAGTCCATTACCCGTTCGCAGCCTGTTCCGCCCCCTTTTGGAGTCCAGTCACTATCGCAATTAACGTGTCAAGTTTCTGGCCAAGACCTTTCATTTCCCCTCTCATCCCTTCCATCTCTGCCTCATTCTTGCAAGCCTTGAATAACGCTTTGACGCTCGATACAAGCGCCGCCTTGTAAATCTGCGGGCCGGTCATGATATCCGTCATCATGGCCACCGCTTCATCAATCTTTATTTCCCTGCCCAATCCATTCCGGAATGTCTCCGGTAATTCCTCAGCACCTGACAGCGTAGGAAGTCTATCCCTGCCCAGTTCGAGAATAGCGACCATCGTTTCACCGTCCGGCATGGTCAAACCTGACTCCCACTTACCGACCGCCTGCTGTGTCCTGCTAAACCTGTCGGCAAATTCCGCCTGGGTGTCGCCCAGGTCCTCCCTAATTTTCTTGATCCGCAATCCGATTTGTTTCCTTTCCATAGTGATCCCCTCCCAAGGAATAATAGTCTCAATTCACTCTATGACACAATTTGTAGCGATACAAGAATAAAATACAATTGGTGTCATTTTTTCCTTGTGCTTGTAAAAAAACAAGAGTACCTTGTGTAAAAACAAGGAGGATTTAAGGATGACCAAACAAGAATTTTCTGAAAAGATATTAGGATGTTCGTACAGTCTTTTTAGGGCCGTTTTAGGTGGTAAGCGCAACTTCTCATACAAGAGAGCTTTGCTTGTATCGCAACTCTTAAATACAAGTTGTGGCATCTGGCAGGACGCAGAAAGGGCCGCTGAAAGGCGGATCGCTTGGATTAAATTTGCGGGGAAGAAATAGGCCATGGCACTCCAACCAGTACCCCAAGCCAGAAAAATGAGGCCGACAATCCACATAGTCAGCGTCTCAGGTGGAAAGGACTCGACCGTCACCCTCGACATAGCCATCGAGCGTGTCGGCAAGGAAAACGTCAGAGCAATCTACTGCGACACCGGCAACGAAAATCCGATTGTCTATGAGTACCTGGATTATCTGGAGGAAAGGCTCGGTGTCAAAATCGAGAGGTTGGTGGCTGATTTTTCCTCAAGGGTACTGGCAAAAAGGAAATTCATCGCCAGCGACCAGCGCAAGGGCCGCAGGAATGGCAGGAAAATTCGGTGGTCGAATAGAGCAAAACGCAGGGCTTTAGCGGTTCTTTACCCTTCTGGAAATCCATTCCTTGATCTCTGTATGTGGAAGGGGCGGTTCCCGAGCAGGAAGGCTCAGTTTTGCACCCAGGAGCTAAAGACGGCCATGGCGGTTGCCTACCAGCATCAGAAGGCAGAAGAGGGATATGCGGTAATTTCCTGGCAGGGAGTCAGGCGGGATGAGAGCCAGAACCGCAAGGATGCAAAAAAGATAGAGCGGCTGGCCGAAGGGATGTTCGCATTCCGCCCGCTGATCAAGTGGACTGCAAAACAGGTTTTTGAATATCACGCCAACCACAACATCAAGCCAAACCCGCTGTACTCACTTGGGATGACACGTGTCGGATGTATGCCATGTATAAATGTTAACAAAGCAGAATTACGGCAAATATCATCACGGTTTCCTGAAATAATAGAGCGCATTGTTGATTGGGAATACAAGGTCGGGTGTTGCTCAAAAAGAGGATTTTCCACACTTATCTGTAAAAAAGATAACAGGCCAGACAGGCGCGAAATATTTGCCAGTTTGAATATACGCTCGTCTGTTCAGTGGTCAAAAACAACCAGGGGCGGCAAGCAAGGCGACATCCTGAGCCTATTGGAGCCGAGGGCGTGTGCATCATCCTATGGCCTGTGTGAATAAAATGGCACTCCAACCAGTACCCCAAGCAATGATCTGGGCAGCCGAGCTAGAGCGCCAAGCCAAGGAACTGCTACTCAAGGCTGCGGAGATGCGGGCGAGTTGCACGGAGTATCAGCCTCGGCGGCATGTCGAGTTCATGTGGGGACGGGAGAAGAAAACGGGAGGACGGAAACGATGAATGTCCTCGATTTGTTCTCTGGTCTGGGTGGCATGAGCTTAGGGCTTGAACGCGCTGGCATGAAAACTATCGCCTTTTGCGAGGTAGACGAATTTTGCAGAAAGATACTGAAAAAACACTGGCCGACGATACCGATATTCAAGGACGTGAAAACGCTTTTTCCGCTTAAGTCATCTGCGGGGGATTCCCCTGCCAGGATATCAGCAATGCAGGAAAATGCGCCGGAATATCTGGGGAGCGTTCTGGTCTATGGAAACACCTATGCGAAGGCATTCGCGTGGTACGACCGCTCTACGCGCTGCTGGAGAACGTGGCAGCGTTGCTTAAACGGGGGCTTTCAACAATACTCGGGGACCTGGCCGAGATCGGGTATGACGCGGAGTGGCATTGCATACCAGCTTCCTACGTTGGTGCCAGGCAATTACGGGACAGAGCGTGGATTGTGGCCAACCCCGAATGCAACAGCGTTCAAGGGCGGACGGTTATCTGGGAGGCGTGGCAAAAAACGACCAGAGCGGAACAACTGGCAGGACTGGTGCAGCCTTGTGCTTGGCCAACGGTATCCAGTGCCGGAAACAGCGGAACAGGTCATGGGATACCCAACGGGGTGGAGCGAAATAAAGCCATCGGAAATTCAGTAGTACCTCAGCTCCCGGAACTGATCGGCAGGGCAATAATGGAAATCGAACGGAGGAAACGATGATAAACCCAATAAAAAACCCAGTAATAACCGGCTGCATAATCTCCATAATCTTCGCCCTGATCGTCGGCTTTTCAGCCATCGCTGCGAAGCGGGCCGCGGTGCTGATCATCGAGCGGGTTGAGGCGGTTAGTGGTTATGGAATTGACGAAACGGAGGCAACGAAATGACTGACACGCAATCATCAGAGCAAGGCGGAGGCTGGACAGAAGAAAAGCCAAAAGAGGCCGGGTGGTATTGGTGCAAAAGGAATGACAAATATTCGCTTGCTGGAATTGTTCGCATTCCCGAGTTTAGCCTAGGCACGATAATGGACGGCTATTTGTGGAGTGCAAAATTAGAGCCACCTACGGAGGCCCCAAAATGACCAGCTATCTAAGAAAGAAAAACAGAGTGGTTTTCATCGGCCGTCTCCAGGAAGCGGCCATCGAATTTCTCCTCTCCCGCGCTCCCCTGTGTGCAGCCGGCGTAACGGTTTTGATATGGGCGCTGATTATCTTCGGGTTGGTTGAGGCTTGCGGGAAATGAACGATCCATAGCACAGCAGTTTCTACCCTTCACGGCCGGTCTATCTCCTCCTTAGTCCTTTCCCGGCACAGGTCGCTCGCCACGACCGAAAGCTGCTGATGGTGATGCCCGCCCCATACCTGAAAAGGATGGGGTTAAGGCAGTAGACAGGGCGGAAAGCCCATTTTTGAACGGCAACGCCGAAGGAATGGTCCAACGGGTTGAGATGAAAAGTTTAGCGACGGAGGCCAGCCATGCACCGCGCCGGGGAAAGCCCGGCATCTTTAACCATCAACCGCCATGTGGCGACAAATACAACAGGGAGAATGAGATGGCAAAAGGCCTGATAGCGATAGTCGGCTGGCAGGAGTGCCACAAGTGCATAAACCTGGGCCGCGAGAACAAGTGCAAATTCCGGGACTCAGTGAAGTTGAATTTGAAAATGGATGGGCCGTATATCCGGTGCGGGTTGTTCAAGGAGATTGATAAATGCGAATCCTAGCCCTCGACCTCGCCACAAAAACCGGATGGGCAACCAACGACCCAGAGTGCTCCGGAGTGGATACTTTCGACGTTCGCCGCGGCGAATCACCAGGTACCCGTTATCTCAGGTTCACCTCCTGGCTGCGCGAGAAGATCCGCATAATCGAACCCGAGTTGATCATTTTTGAAAAAGCCCATCACCGCGGCGGGGCGGCAACTGAAATAGCTGCAGGGTTTGCCACTCATCTACAGTCAACCTGTGCTGACCTGGACATTGACCATACCAGCGTCCACACAGCGACACTGAAGAAACATGCTACCGGCAAGGGAAACGCCAGTAAGGAAGTTATGATGGCCGCATATCGCGGAAGATTCCAAGTTGAGCCACAGGACGACAACGAGTGTGATGCCCGGTGGCTCTTAGATTACGCAAAGGTCAATTACGGCCGATAAGGAGAAATACTGCCGTTTTCTGACACTCAGATGGATGACGAAGCCGAACGCGACCGGAATATAAAAAAGATGTCCCGCGTAATGGCTGGAGAAACATCAGCACTGTAGAAAAAGCGGCGGATAGAGGCAAAAGCCAGGGTGTTGCGGGTGGCTTCGCTGCCGCCGAGGGAAAGGGCCGCTAATGGCCGAGCCAAGGAGAGATTCGATGAAATTTGAAACCAAGTTTCGCAAAGAGCAGAGGGAGGCAAAATTGGCCGTAAAAAACAGGGGAACGGTCCTGTGGGTATCCTGTTACATCAACCAGTACGGCGAGAAGGTGCAGGTAGATGGCACACGCAGGTACAAAACCGCCAGATACGGCAAGGCTGAAAAGAAAGCATTTAAGCGGCGGTCACATCAGCGTGGGTATTACGCAGCCCAGAGAGTACCGGCATTTTAACCACAACCGGCCCTACCGAGTCAACGGTAAGGGCCGGGACAAACAGGGGCGAGCAGAAGCATCATAACACGGGAGGGAGATGATGGGCAAGGATTTTAGGTGGTGGGTATGACCGGCCCGAGCGGATGGAAAAGCCCGAAGAAAAAGCCCGATTACAGTGTATTCCCAGACGAAAAGCCGCTTACAGACTACTCGGGGTTTAAAAAAGAAAACGGGCGGCTGACAATTATACGCCCTGCTTACGTCATGAGACTGGCCAATGGTAGCCGTCAATGGTTTTACGAGGCAGAATGTTCATGCGGCAGAAAGGTGACTCTTTCTAATGTTTTGCAAAGTCTTAGCTGTGGTTGTCTGCGGTCCGAGAGGGTAGCGGAGGAAAACGGAAAGCGCAGAGCGGCAAAAGCAGAAGGCATAAAGGTAAAGAAGTCAACCAGGGCAAGCAGAATGCCAGCCATGCCGAAAGTCAAATTCGACAGGCAGAAAGTCTGCATAAAAAACCAGATAACTTGCATCCATTATCGTGAATGCTGTGATGAACGCCTAGAGGGTAAGCCAACGTCATCGCGCTATCAACCAGACGGCGGATGCTACACGGCTGGCCGGGATGAGCGGCGATACATGGAGGGTATTGCGCCATGAAAACCGTAACAATGCGCACCCTCGATGATCTCGATGTGGTTGCCAGAGAGGTCCGTGAGTGCTTCGACAAAAACGGCTCGGTAGAGGTGACATTCTGCCCTGCCGATAAGCCGAAAAAAGGCAGGACGTGGAAGCAAAACAAATCTCTGCACCTGTATTGCACGACCATTGCCGAAAAAATGAACGCAGCAGGGATAACACAGCGGGAGCTTGTCGGTAAATTCCGGGATGGCTTTGAACTGCCTGTCGAGATGCACATGGTTAAGGCCATTTTCCGGGAAGTCGGAAAGGCATTGTACCAAAAGGAATCTACCGCTGATCTGGAGACGGTCGAGATGATCAAAGTCTATGAGGTGGTCGACCAAAGATTTGGGGAAATCGTCGGCATTCGGGCTGAATGGCCGAGCATGGACTCGTTAATGGGAGAACGGGTGGAGCCATGAAGATTACCGAGGAAGAGCATAAACACCACCTGAAGTCCAAAACTCAGAACGAAATCGACTTCATCCTCGGCACGATCCTAGAGGCCGAGAACAAGCCAAGGAACATCATCTCAGGGACGCTTGACGAGGTGCTGGAGCATATACGCAATACTGATTTTGCGGGGCGGAGGAAAAAACGATGAAACAACGAGAAGATTGTTCAATTTGCAATGCAACCGGCCTATGCGATGAACTTGGCGGGGAAGAAAGTGCATGTATGATCTGCAATGGCAAAGGGTATATCGAGTGGGATTACGACCCGTCGCCATATTGCTCGTGCTGTGGGGCGATGAAGAAAGCCAACTGCCATTGCGGGCCAATACCGGATAATGATTGAGGATACATGAGGCCAAAACAACCAAGAATAGCCCTATCAAAAGCGAAGTACCGCAAGCTCAAGGAGTACATTTTCGAGCGGGACAACTACTGCTGTGTGTGGTGCGGCAATCCAAGCAACCTGACCGCAGCGCACATAATCAGGCGAAGCGCAGGGGGCCCCGATAGCCCAAACAATGTCGTAACTGGGTGCTGTGTTTCGATACAGGGCGGCAAGGGATGCCACGACAGATTTGATCAATACGAAATTGGCTTGCCTGACCATATCGCTGAGATGCTGGCCGGCGAGCCGGAAGAAATTTAACGGAGGAAATAATGTTCAAGAAAGCAGTGAAAGAAAAACTAAAGTGCCGTCTCGCCATCGAAGGCCCGAGTGGTAGCGGAAAATCATACTCAGCCCTGCTCATCGCCCGCGGGCTGGTAGGTGATGAGGGCAGGATAGCGATGATCGACACGGAAAAGGAGAGCGGTAAACTGTACGCCGACGTGACCGAGTTTGATCATGCGACCCTCAACGAGCCATACACCCCGGAACGCTATATCTCCCTCATCGACATGGCGAAGGGGTATGACTGCATCATCATCGACAGCATGTCTCATGAGTGGGTCGGGGCTGGCGGAATCTTGGAAATTCACGACAAGATGCCGGGAAATTCGTGGACGAACTGGTCGAAGTGCAATCCGCGCCACGATGCGTTTATCAATGCCATCCTCAAAGCTCCATGCCACGTCATCGTAACACTACGAAGCAAGCAGTCATATACTCAGGACGAGGACGCGAGCGGCAAGAAACAGGTAAAGAAACTCGGCCTCGCACCTCAGCAGCGTGACGGGATCGAGTACGAACTGACCGCCGTTCTGAAGATGGACGTTTCCCACCAGGCAGAGGGCGACAAGGACCGCACCGGGCTTTTCCCGATTGGAACATGGTTCACTCCATCGGTAGAGACTGGCAAAACTCTTGCCGCGTTTTTGGACGCAGGGGTGGTGCCAGAGGTCAGACCAGAGCAACCCATACAACCACACCAACCAGAGCCTGAAATAACGGCATGGGAAGATTTAGCGGCCATCGTGGATGAGTGGGAGAAAGAGGCCGACAAGAACGACAAAACGGTTGATACCCTGGGTGAGTGGTACAAGAAGAATGCCGATAAAATAAAAGCTCTCCCGTTGCCGGCAAGGACCAAGATCAACGCCTACGTGAAGCAGTTGAAGGAGGCAAAGGCCGCGCCCGTGTCATGGGAGTGCCCGCGTGGCGGCAAGGTTACGACGGTTGAGTGCGAGGCGTGTGAAGCATCGGCTGATTGCGAAAATTATCAATCGAAACTGAAAAAATAAATAAACCAACCAGCGCAACCGCTGGAATGAGGTGTGATATGTGCGAAATTAAAACTGGGGATGAAGTGCTGGTATGCGGCAGCGTGGAAGTCAACGATATAAGGATATTCTTATACACCGCAAAAGACGGAAGGCATGTATGTCAAAAACGGGAAAACTGGGAGGAAGGCAAGATAAATTACGTCACAACTTGGAACGAAATCAAGCCAGCCCCCAAATACGAAACGCGGGTACTCGGGCCGGTGGCGATGATGGAGGCGTTGATTGACCATGGGTTTACGTGTGATGAGTGTGGAGACTGGCAAGACCCGTCCGGCAGTTATGTTTTTGATTCTTCAATGTTCTGGATTTGCGGCAAGTCAACGAAAGACAGCGGATGGGAATGGAAAGAGTGGATGCTAGAAAAAATTGAGGTGAAACCATGAAATCAAGAGCAATCCTGAAAGCAGTAACCAGAGCACAGCTTTTCATCCAATCCGCCCGCGCCTACCTCCAGGCAGAGCGCACCTACACCGACGCGCACCATGTCGCGCCGGGGCCTCGGTCGCTGCCGGTGGAGTCGGGGAATTTGAGGCGGAGTAGTTTGGATTTAACGCTGGCCTTGGCAGAGGTTCGACGGTCATGAAACATCGTGAGGAAATAATCGGGGATTGCCGGTTGATACTGGGGGATTGTGCCGAAGTGATAAAGACATTGCCGAAGGTTGATGCGGTTATAACCGATCCTCCTTACGGAGATAGCGATACTCATGATGGGCATCTCTCAAAGGTGACATTAAAGAATGGAGAACCTGCCCGGCAGGTTCTCGGGTTCGCTGGTATAAATTCAGTGGATATGCAGGAGATTGTTAGTCAGTGGCTTAAAATATGCACAGGATGGGTTGTGTTTACCTGTGAATGGAAATTCTGTAATGAACTTGATAATGCAGGATATCTAATCCGTTTTGGAATATGGAGAAAACCAGACGGTGCCCCTCAATTTACCGGAGACAGACCGGGAACGGGTTGGGAGGCTGTAGCTATATGCCACAACAAAGGGAGAAAGAAGTGGAATGGTGGGGGAAAACATGGTTTCTGGATATGGCCCAAAGGAGAGAATAAAAGCGGGCACCCTACAGGCAAACCAATAGGTTTATTCCAAGACTTTATAAAAGATTTTACATCAAAAGGGCATGTAATCCTCGACCCATTCATGGGCAGCGGCACAACCGGAGTAGCCTGCGTAAATCTAGGCCGGAAATTCATCGGAATTGAGATCGAAGAGAAGTATTTCGACATCGCTTGCCGAAGAATAGAGAAGGCCACAAAGAACAAACCGCGCCTATTCGACGCACTACCTAAGCCTAAACAAATGGCGCTGATATAGCCACCGAAGTACCAACAGGAGGAATTATGGACGTAAAATATACAAGCGATGGGAAAAAGGTGGTCGTAGTTGGCCAGTTAAACACACAAGAAACTATCGTGCAGGAGGTGTTTTGCAAGTCAGACGGTGCCGAGATTCCATCCGGGCAAAACTTTGTTGTAAAATCGTTGCACGACGAGCCGGTTGTATCGTGGCAGGAGAAGAGAAAGAAGGATATAGATGAGGCTTACGAGCGGGCCAGGGCCGCGTATGAGCGTGAGGAGAAGTCGCTAAGGTTGAAATATCGGGAAGAATTAATGGTGCTCAGATCCCTGACTAAAAAGACAAAAGAGTATCAAAAACTTGGGGATCTCGGAGAGACGATAACAAAGTTTATGGCAGGTGAAATTACCCATCTAGTCGTCAAAGAGTATGGAGATTACGCAATAACCGAATTTGGTAGCTCTATTGCCGAAAACGATTTTGAAGAAATAAAACTATTGACCTTATTCGGTGGCACAAAACAGGGCTTGCAGTGGAGGTTAAATCATTACAGAGATGGATCTGGGTCCGACACAGACGTATACCCAGCCACATCTATTGACGATGCAAAGCAGATAATCGAAGGCTTGATATCAGCCGACATCACAAAGGGTAAAGGTGCTACCGATAGCATGATAAAGGCAAAAAAGGTGTACGGGTTGTCTGTGCCATCACAGGAGGAAATATCCGAGAAATACAAAAAAGATCTCGCCTACATCAGGGAAAGAATAGCAAAAGCTGCTGGCGATTTGGATAAAATAAAGGCGCAAGAAATTGAATTGATGGAGAAGGCGGCTCTTAAATAACCACAATTTGTAACAAAAATAATCGCCTTTTCAGTCTTACAATTGACGATAAAAACTTGTCCTCTATGCTGGGCGAGGTAAAGTTAAATATCAGTTCGGTTGGCTACCGAATACACAATCTGATGAATGCTATGAAATCATGAAAACAAACTCCGAAAATCTAATATCTGAAGGCAGGAAACTGACCACGCCATCAAGGGACGCAGCGTATCATAGCGCGCTGCTAAAAGCCCTTGCGGTCAGTTTCCTGCCTTTTTTTATTCGGTGTCTCGCATGAAAAAGAAGAAGCCAAAGAAGCTCGAATGGGCCGATAGGTTGCGTCTTTATTCAGAAGAAAAACGCGCCATAATGGATTCAACGACGGAATGGAATGAAGCCATCCATCAAAAACTGATTAAAAAATACAGGATTTGACATGGAAAAGGACGCATTCTATTTCCCCCATTTTTGCAATGCCAGGAATGATCGAAAGATTAAAAGACTCCGAAAGGAACTCGGAATAGAGGGATACGGGATATTCTTTATGGTGCTCGAGGTGCTCAGAGAACAGACCGACTACAAATATCCGATTGACGATATTGATCTACTCGCAGATGAGTTTTGTACGAGCGAACAAAAGGTCAGGACGGTGGTCACAAATTACGATCTTTTCAGGGTCGATTCAAAGAAAAAACTGTTTTCAGCGAAGTTGATTACATATTTGCAGCCAATGTTGGAAAGAAGGGAAAAAGCAAAGGTTGCGTCAATGATAAGGTGGGATAAATACAAAGCACAGTTAAATCAAGATGATATCTCGAATGCTCAAGCATTGCTCACGCATAGCTCAAGCAATGCCCAAGCTATGCAAGGAAAGGAAAGGAAAGGAAAGGAAAGTATTATAAGGCCGGACTTTATCTCCGAGAAGTCTTGGAATGATTTATTGACTCACAGAAAAGAGAAAAGAGCATCAAGGTCAAAACGAGCGATTGACACCTTGACTGGTGAAATTGAGAAAGCAGTTTCCGCCGGATTTTCGGTTGACCAGTGTATTGACGAGATGGTCAACCGGAATTGGACAGGGTTTAAAGCTGAGTGGATGGAGAACTCGAGGCCAAGGGCCGCGGCAACAGGGGCCAAAAATTGTCCACAGTGCGAATACCTCGCCCGCGGTAAGTGTGATGGGAAAAAAGAGAAATGTACAGCATTTATCAAGGTGGTGAACCAATGACCGCGCCAATCAGAATACCACCGCAGAACCTCGAGGCAGAGCGGGAAATACTCGGGACGGCAATTCAGATGCCGCGGTCTTTGCCTTTAATCTTGTCTGAACTTTCAGGTGATGAATTTTACAGACCGCAGCACAAAAGTATTTTTGAGGCAATCAAAACACTCTACGCCGCGGGGCAAAATGTTGACTTGGTAACTATCGTTGACCAGTTGAGAAGGGCCGATGAGGTTGATTATTGTGGCGGGCCTGCATATATCGCCGGATTGGCGAATGAGATGCCGTCAATTCTCAGGGTTTCAAGCCACTGTCGCATCGTCAAGGAGCGGGCCGCGGCTCGAGATCTCATAACGCTCGCCGCGGAGATGGCAGAGGAATGCTACTCGTGCAACGACATCAAGGATATTGTCGATGGATTTGGCAAAAGGTTTTTCGATATCGCCGCGGAGAAAAACAAATCTGCTCGAGCAATATCTGAGATATTCCCTGGACTGCTCGAGCAGATGAAAAAACGGTGCGAAAGCGGATCAGGAATGTCCGGCGCCTCGTGCGGCTTTCCCGATATCGACAGAATACTTTCCGGCCTGTCGGATTCAGACCTGATCATAATCGCCGGCCGGCCGTCAATGGGGAAAACCACTCTTGCGATGAATATGGCTCAGTCAATGGCCTTTGACGGAAAAACAGTCTTGGTCTTTAGCCTCGAGATGGACGACCGTAAGCTGGTTGAAAGGTTGATCTCGAGCGATTCAGGGGTGAATCTGAAATCAATCAGGGATGGACTTCTCAATGACACAACCTGGCCGATGGTGATGAGGTCAGTCTCGAGGTTCAGCCAGAAAAAGTTGATTATTGATGAATCAAGCGGTTTGTCGATCACTCAGGTACGAGCTAGAGCAAAGATGCAGAAATCAAAAACCGGGCTTGATGTCATCTTTGTCGATTACCTTCAATTGATGCGCGGCACAGGTGGAAACCGGGAGCAGGAGATTGCCGACATCGCCCGCGGGCTGAAAGGGCTTGCCAAGGAATTAAATATTCCGGTTGTCGCACTTTCCCAGTTAAGCCGTAAATGCGACGAGCGGAGCGATAAGCGGCCGGTAATGTCAGACTTGAGGGAGAGCGGGTCGATTGAGCAGGATGCCGATATCGTTGCTTTCGTTTATCGGGACGAGATTTACAATACCTCGCCAGACAATCCAATGCGGGGAATGGCTGAGTTTATCGTGCGGAAAAATAGGAGCGGGGAAACTGGAACGGTTGAGCTCTATTTCCGCGGCGAATGCACTCTGTTTCAGAATAAGGCAAACCCTTATACCGAAGAGGTTTGAGGGCACAAGCATAACCGAGCGGAGGGTAAAATGACCAAGAATTTCGACAGCGCCAGAGCCGGCACCGGGACGAAGGAGTGGGCCGAGGTTACGGAAAACATTCAGATCGGTTGTGCTAATGGATGCCTGTACTGCTATGCCGCTGACAAGGCCGCGAAGATGTACGGCGGATGGTGCAAGCGTGAGGAATGGACAAGCGAGCGGTTGACCAAGCGGGCTATGATGAAGTCATATCCTGCCAGAGGCGGCGTGATCATGTTTCCCTCTACGCACGATATCACGCCAAACAACGTCAATGCTTATATTCGAGTGGCAAAATTGATACTCGAAAAGGACAATAGCCTGCTGATTGTCAGCAAGCCCCGGAAGGGATGTGTTAATGAGATGGTCAGGGAGTTTGCCGGACATGAGGATCAGATCCTTTTCCGTTTCACAATGGGCACTGTGGTTGAATCGGTTTCAGCATTCTGGGAACCCGGTGCACCACTACCGAAAGAGCGCCGTGACTGCCTTCATATAGCCCAGAGTGCCGGATACAGGACATCGGTATCAATAGAGCCAATGCTGCAGGGATTTCAGATGACGGAAATATTGGTCGAGTGGGTGCGACCGTTTGTGACCGATACCATCTGGATTGGCAAGATGAACAAGGCCAGGTTGAGGGTTGATAACAAGCACCGAGCCGAGGTCGAGTTAATTGAAACACTGCAAAATGACAAGCAGATTATGTCTCTTTATGAGTGGTTTAAGGATGATCCGGTCATCAGGTGGAAAGATAGTATCAAGGAAGTCGTGGCAAGGAATAGGGCATAACCGAGCGGAGGTGATGAGATGACAGATGAAAACGGAATAAACGAGATAGCAGAGTGCATAGAAACCTTGGACAACCTCATAGCGGCAATGGAAATACCGATGATGCCGGCAGAGATATCCGTTAAAGCACTCAAGGTTAGCCTCCCTGAATTACGAGATAGGCTTTTTGATGCCTATAGTGCCATGGGCGGCGAAAACCATTGGGGGATGGACTAGTACTAGGGAACAGTAAACATGAAAATAAATATGTGTCTTACGCTTGATTACCATTGTCCGTGTGGTCATTCTGACGGGTCTTGTGCTGTGTTGGATTGTCCTAATAACAAAAGCAACCCAGAAAATACAGAAAAACACAGGCCGAGAATCGGGGATAAAGTGAAATATTTGACCACTAACGAGATTTTTACCGTTTCGCGGATTGAAGGCAACATCTGTCATACTGTGACAGAGCGCGGAGAACCATCATCGTTTATCTGGCGATTTCGTGATGGTTTAAATTCAAAACATATATGGGGTTCAAAATGAAACTTACAAAAGCAGGCGAATTAACGATGAAAATGGCACAGGTTGGATATGAAAGCTATGCCGCGTACACAGGGAATAAATCTGCTGTTACTGGTGACGATCTGCCAACATGGGATAAACTGCCTGGACAGGTATGCAATGCATGGTTTGCTGCCGCCGACGGAATGACAAAGTTTTTGGCATCGATTGGGAAAATAGAGGTTGTTGATAAATAACCAACCTCACCAGGGGATTGAGATGCCTAAAAACATGGATGAGTATTTACGGCGGAATCTTTTAGTGGCGAAGGCAATTGGCATACGATCCAACGCTGAAGCTGCAAAAAAGAGGATGTTGAAGACCAAAAAGCCTCAAAAATGGATCATTGCCATGCTCGAAGGAATTATCGAAAGGGCCGAGCAATTACCGGGAGATCTTGCAAAATATAGGGATGAGGCATAACCGAGCGGAGCACATGAAAATAATCAGAGTATTCCCAAGAAGAACAGCGGCGACACCAGACGACGAAAACGTCAGGGTTGCCGTTGCTCCTGGCTTTTTCGATGAGGCCGACGAGGTGCATGTCTCGGTTATTTTTACTTGGGACTTGCCGGCCGCTGAACGGTTGGCGAGATTATGGAAACCTGTTGCCGAGGTGAAAATAGGTGGTCCTGCTACCGGGATGGCAGGCGGTGATTTCACCCCTGGGCAATATGTCAAACAGGGGTATGTGCTGACCTCGCGTGGATGCCCGAACAGGTGCTGGTTTTGTTCAGTATGGAGAAGGGAGGGAACGGAAATCAGGGAATTGCCGATAACTGATGGTTGTAATGTGCTGGACGACAACCTGCTGGCCTGCTCGGATGGCCATATCAAGGCAGTCTTCGAGATGCTCAAAGGGCAGAAGAAAAACGGATATATCCAATTCACCGGGGGCCTTGAGGCGGCGAGGTTGAAACAGTGGCATGTTGACGCACTTAGGGAATTGAAACCAAAGCAGATGTTTTTTGCCTACGACACGCCGGACGACCTTGAACCGTTGCAGGTAGCCGGCCGGATGCTTCTGGGTGCAGGTTTTACAACTGCCAGCCATGGCCTGCGGGCTTATGTGTTGTGCGGATACGAAAATGATACATTTGAAAAAGCCGGGAAACGTATGGCCGAGACGATCGATGCAGGGTTTATGCCAATGGCGATGCTGTACCGAGATGGAGAAGGGCAACGAGATCCAAAATGGATGAGATGGCAGAGACAATGGGCGCGGCCTGCTATTATGGCACGGAGGATATGAGATGAAACCAGGAGACGAAGTAATGGCAAGCGATTTCGACGGAGATATCCAAACCATAGGCGTAAGGGCGATTTTTGTCGGGATGTCAGAGGATGGGAAATTCCAGACTAGGCCGGCCGAGCCAGGGAGATACAAAAAAGACATCGTTGAGTGGAAATATTGCGAGCTGGCGTGTGATAAGGAGATGAGATGAAACAGTACAGACTGCTGAGCGATGGGGAGATTACCCAGGCTGGTGACGAATATTATGGCCCGAAGGACGGATGGTTAGAATTGAGCGAAATTACCATTGGTAAGCCATACAAGGACGGTTTAATGCGTCCAGTCCGCCGCCTAATCGAACAAGTCCAGCCAGATATCCCGGCAGATGGCGAGCCGGTGATTGTGTGGCACGCCGATGAAGTTAAGTATAAGCGGTATTCAACCGGGAAAATAATTGACGGGCGGCTGGAGTGCTACCAGTACGGGGCCACCAAATGGTCATCAGATAGTATGCCGTGTCGATGGGCGAACTGGCGTAGGCCAACAAAAGAAGAACTAGCCTGAGCGCATACCCAGGCATATGCCAGCACGGAAATTGATCTTGGGGTGAAATTGGAGGTTTTGGGGATATGCCGGAAAAAATCAGCGCAAGAAAACTGAAAAGCTATCAACGGGCCGAAGCGGTGGCGAGAGAGCTCAGATGCCAGTTGGCAGATGCCCGCCATGCCAATGATATGAATTACGCGAAACTGTTCAGGCTTCTAGCGTCATGGATGCAAACAACCGGAAAGATTAAATATGATCGGCCGGAATAAGGAGGGTTGATATGGCAAAGATAAAACCAACAACACCCGATGGCCTATCATTCGCCCAAAAGTGCGACGAAATATCGACAGCAATCCGCCATCTCCACAACTGCCGTATGTGCCTGGAGGAAGTCTACGCCCAGGTCGGACCGCAGGCGCCGGATGGGGTTGATTCGTATCTGTGGCAGCGGGTGGCTGGGTTGGTTGGGGAGGATGGGTGATGAATACAGGAGCAATAATGACGGTAGCACTATTCGCAGGGTTCGCTGCCTGTATGTGGGCCGTTGCTTGGCTGGCAAGCCGAGGGATGACCGGATGGGGTTGGATTCTTTTTGTCTCTATCCTGTTTTTCGGAAATATCCACATCAAGCACACAGACATAGCTAAATGCCCAAATTGCCACACGACGTTCAAGGTTGACAGCGCTGAGCGCAGCGCCGGGGAGGAACGATGAACCTACACGGCGAAATAATGAACATCCCAAGCAAGCCCTTCAGGTTGGTGTTCAACGGGCCAGGAGAGCTGAACGCCTACCTGTACGGCCACCGGGACGCTCGCCACGCAGCCGCTGAATTGGCCTTGAAATATGACGCTATCGCCGCCTCACTCCGTCGCCTGACCGCAGCAGTACGCCAAGCCGGGGATATCTCGGCATGGCCGGTGTGTGGCGAGGGTGATGTGGTGGCGGCGATGGTTGAGGCTGAAAAGTTAATAGGAGGTTGATGGGTGAGCAAAATAACAAACGATGCAAAGGGTATTATAGGGCACCGCGTTGGCGGCGACCCGGAAAACGAGAACGATAATTTCTATATCTGTGCGGCCTGCGGTCAGGCTGTCGATTGTCGGGATCTCGGCCAGGTTTTTCATCACGAAGAACTTGGACACGAGCCAATTGACCCAAACTGAGGGGCGACGATGAAAGAATACTATGAGAACCATAAAGTTTGTCCAAAATGCGGGGAACCTCCAAGCAAAAGTACATACGTGGGATTCCTGCAACCGCCAGACACAAACCAAGTTGAGTGTAAATGCGGATGGAAGGGAATCGTTGACGACCTCTGCCCGCTAGTGCTCTTTTTTTCTGAGACGACCTGGAAGTTATAAGGGGCTGCTATGACCGGCAAGGAAGAACGAGAGAGGAAGCGGGCGAGCGCGATAGAGGCGTATGTAACAATGTATCGGTCGGCTCTAGTGGCGGTAGCGGAAAAGAGGATCACTGGAGAAATATCGGTTTTGATCAAGGCTCACTGCGGAGGCTTTCACGAACACGTTCTACGGGTTACCGAGGAAGTGAGGGTTATGGAAGAGGGAAGAGAAATTTAAGGCAGGAAATCGGCAATAACAATTTTTATTTTGCATAACGTGAAAAATACTGTATGATTGGGTAAATATTTGTAGTTTCTTTGGTGCGAACGAGACCCCTAACCACGGAATCTAGCCCAGTATCCTCGAAAAGAGGGTGCTGGGCTTTTTTTATTGGTGCTGACTACATGAAAGGATTGGCTGAAGTCCATCTCCCGAACGACAAATACCGGGAAGGATGGGACAGAATATTCGGAGGCAAGAATGCTGGATCTGAAGGGTTTCAGGGTGGACGAGGTGGAGATCAAAGCCGAGCTGGCGGAACTGAAGACCGGCGAGAAAGTCTTTCTCCTGTCGATACCGGGGATGCGTGAGGGCGTGGCTGTAGCGCAGGATGATATCGAGTCCGGGGCCATCACTCCGCAGATGTGCTACGAGATGGTCGGGCAGGCTTGGCTTGATGAGCAGGGGTGAGAATATGGAGACGTGGCGGAATGGTAACGCGCCCGGCTGTAACCCGGCAGCACCGAATAGGTTCGAGGTTCAAATCCTCGCGGCTCCACCAATAGGAAGGTTGGCAGAGGATGGTAATGCGCGTGATTGCTAATCACAGGCAGGTGGAAAAGCCTCATTGGTTCGAATCCAATACCTTCCTCCATGGGGAAGATGCCGCTAAATGGTCGGCAACCGGTCTTGAAAACCGGGGTGCGGTAACACGCAGGGGTTCGATTCCTCCATCTTCCTCCAGTAAACAAATATGACCATCGACGACCTAATAGAGATCCTTTACCGATGCGCGAAACAATTCATAGCATTGATTGACAAGAAGCGAGCAGAACTGAAGTAATACATAATCCACCCGTCACGCTTCGGCCTCACGGTTGAGATAAGCCATCACGCGAAAGCCTCATGGAGACGACATTGGTCGTTTCTGTGGGGCTTTTTGGTTTGTTAGGCAAAGGAAAGTATAACCCCGGCGTTTTGCGAGACAACCAAAAACGGATGTGTAATAAAATCAAAGCATAAATCGCAAGGGAAAAAATTGGCTGAAAAGGCGAAAATGGAGCGGAAACTGACCATAAACCAGGAAAAATTCGCACAAGAATACGTGCTGACTGGTAACTCAGCAGGAGCTTATCGCACAGCCTATCCTAAGTCGTTGAAGTGGAAAGACAATTCAGTATATCGAGAATCATCAATATTATTAACAAATCCAAAGGTTTCCCAAAGGGTCAAGGAATTACAGGAAAGAGTGCTGGATAAATTCGACATCAGCGCCGAACGCCTACTCCTTGAACAGTCCAGAATAGCCCTATTCGACTTCCGCAAACTCTTCACCGAAGATGGCCGGCTGATCAGCCCGGTCGATATGCCGGATGAAGTCGCGGCGGTTGTGTCGAGCGTCAAGGTTTCAAGGGTGAGGCGATCACCAGATGACGAGACTGAGGAAGACATTGTCGAGTTGAAACTCTGGAACAAGAACAATTCCATCGACAGCCTGTTCAAGCACAAGGGCCTTTACGAGAAGGACAACACACAGAGCACTCCGCAATTCAATCTCACCATTTCCCCCCTGGATGCGAAGATATGACCTTCTCTCTTACACAGAGACAGCATGAAGCAATGCAGGTTCTCGCCGGAGATTCAACCCATATCATGCTCTTTGGTGGCTCCAGGTCTGGCAAGACATTCCTCCTTTGCCGGGCGGTTATCATGAGGGCAATCAAAGCCCCGGAATCACGCCACGCAATCCTCCGCTTTCGATTCAATCATGTCAAGAACTCGGTAGTGCTCGATACCTTCCCCAAGGTTATGAGGCTGTGCTTTCCCGACATTCAATACCGGATAGACAAAACAGACTGGTATTGCCAGCTGGATAACGGGTCACAGATATGGTTTGGCGGGTTGGATGACAAGGAACGGTCAGAGAAGATCCTTGGGATGGAGTTTGTGACCATCTATCTCAACGAGTGCTCACAGATTCCTCAGTCTTCCAGGGACATCGTTGTCACCCGCCTGGCGCAGCAGGTTGACCAGTTGATCACCGGGCAGAAACCGACGCCATTGCAGCCTCGCATGTATTACGACTGCAACCCTCCAAGTAAGGCGCACTGGTCGTATCGGTTGTTTGTGCTGAAGATGGACCTCGATACCAAGCAGGCCCTGGCCAAGCCGGAAGACTACTCATACTTCAAAATCAATCCTCAAGACAACGAGCAGAACCTATCTGCCGGCTACCTGCAAACGCTCCAAGGACTAGGGGCAAGGCTCAGAAAGAGGTTCCTTGAGGGTGAATTTGCCGAGGCCACACAGAACAGCCTGTTTGATGAAACGAACATCGACAAATGGCGGCTGATATCATCCGAAGACGTTCCCGAGATGGTGCGAATAGTTATCGCAGTCGATCCATCCGGTTCAGGTGATGTTGATAACGCCGACAACGATGCAATCGGGATAGTCGCTGCCGGCCTCGGGACGGATGGAAATGGCTATATCCTTGCTGACCTCACCTGTAAAGCCGGGCCTGCGACATGGGGAAGAATAGCCACAGATGCTTTTGACCGGTTCAAAGCAAACACCATAGTTGGCGAGATCAATTTCGGCGGGGCGATGGTTGAGCATGTTATCCAGACCAGCCGGCCGCGCACTCCATATCGATCTGTCACTGCCACCAGGGGGAAGATGGTCAGGGCTGAACCCGCAGCCGCTCTGTATGAGCAGGGCAGAATCAGGCACGTGGGCTATTTCCGCGACCTTGAAGACGAACTGGCTGCATTCACTACCAATGGATACATGGGGCCGGATTCTCCCAACAGGGCAGATGCTCTAATTTGGGCAATCACTGATCTATTTGGCGAGATTGTGGCTGTAAAGAAGAGGGTAAAACGAGCCATTCAGGGCTATGCCCCCCTTGACGAAGCAATAGGATACTGATGTGGAAGACGAAACCGAAGTCATAGCCGACGAGCAAGAGCAGCGGGAAATCTTCCAGGCCAAACTTGACGCCTTTGCCGAGGCCAATCTCAAAACCCGGGCAGAGGCAATCGAGTTTCGGGCCGCGTGTGGAGTTGAGCGCCGATGGAGGCTGTCGGAGAAGCTGTACGACTATGCCAGCGGCGAGACTGATCCGACATTCATGGATTACGTGTCTGGTGAGGCCGTGGTCAAGACGAAAGGCCCGAAGCGTAGCCGGGTGACGATGAACATCATCCGCGGGCGATGTGAAACCGCAGAGGGTCGTTTCTCTGACACCATGTTGCCGGTCGATGATCGGAACTGGGCGCTGAAGATCACGCCAAACCCTGAAATGGAGGCGATGCAGGACGACGACCGGCCAGCCATGCAAGAAGGGATGCCGATCACCGACAAATCAGGGCAACCTGCGAAGATGGCGGATGTTGCCCAAGATATGCGGACCAGGGCAGAAAAGGCCATGTCTTTGATGGAGCGCGAGGTTGACGACCAACTCACCGAGTGTGATTACAACGGCGAGTGCCGGGATATGATTGCCAAGGCGGTGAAACTTGGGACCGGCATCCTTAAGGGTCCGTCTGTCGTAAAATCCACCAAGCGAAAATGGGAACCACTGCGTGATATCGACCCTGCAACCGGCAAAGAGATGGTTATCCACCAACTCAAAACCTCAGAAAACAACCAGCCGGCCAGCAAATCCCTTGACCCTTGGAATGTGTATCCTTCGCCTGATTGCCGAGATGATATCCGGCGAGCTTCTTATGTGTGGGAGAAGGATGTCATCCGCCCAAGAGAGGTTCGCGACCTAATCGGCCTGCCTGACTACAATGAAGACCAGTTGCGGAAAGTCCTCGAAGAAGCGCCAGTCAGGACCAGTGTAGCGACCGACAACAGGTCAAATTCCTACCGCACTCACGCTGATCATCTCAATCGCGGCGGGTTGTATGAGATATGGGAATACCACGGCGATGTGAGCGCAGAAGACCTGGCGCTTCTTGGTTGTGAATGCCCCAACGAAAAGAGCGTTTCCGCCTGTGTCGTCTATATCAACGACCGCCCTGTAAAGGCCAAGTTGAATACCCTGGATACCGGTGACCTTCCCTATGTGTTCTTTCAATGGACAAGGGTCAGCGACGAGCCGTGGGGGATAGGCATTCCGTATATCATGATGTGGACCCAAAGGGTTATCGATGCCGCTTGGCGGGCCAGCATGGACAACGCCGGGGACTCATCCGGCACACAGATTGCGATTATGGGCCTGGAGCCGATGGACCAGAAATGGGAGATCGGCGGGAAAAGGCTATGGGTTCCAGACGGTGCCACCGAGATTGACGATGTGCGGAAGTGCTTTGCTCAGTTCCAGATCACCAACCAGCAAGAGCCTCTTCAGAGAATAATTGAACTCGCTCTCCGCTTCGCAGACCTCGAAACTTCCATCCCAACTATTTTCAGCGGCGAGATGCAGGAGATCCCCGAGACCCTTGGTGCAACGAACATCGTTGTCGATTCTGCCAACGTCTCACTTCGGAACCGAATCAAGAGATACGACGACTGCGTAACCAGGCCTCACTTGCGGATGTACTACGACTGGAACATGCAGTACGGCAAGAACCCGGAGATTAAGGGTGACTATGACGTTGATCCGCGCGGGGTGAAAGTCTTGTACGAGAAGGACCAGCAAGCTCAATTACTCCTCCAGGTCTTCAGTCTCAAGGCGGACCCGGATATCAACCGGAAAACAGACTGGGACAAAGCAATTGAGCAATTCTATTCATCCCGGCGCCTGAACATCCTGAAAGACGATGCAGCAATGCAGGCAGCAGACCAGGCCGCACAGCAGCAACCGCAGCAGGTCAATCCTGCGCTTGAGGTGGCACAGGTTCGGGTCGAAGGTGAGATGCAGAAAGCCCAACTGGTGCAGCAATCCGACATGGCCGAACTTGAGTTCAAGGCGCAGCAAGCCGACCTTGAGCGCCAGCACGACCGAGCCATGAAGGAAATGGAATTGCAGGCGAAGATGATGGAGTTTGCCGAGAAGAGAAACATGAACATCGAAGAGTTGAAGGTGCAGCTTGCCCTCGGGTCTGCCGGTATGAATCTTCAGCGAGAACTGACCGACAAGAAAGCGGCAGTTCCGCAGGTTGTTAAGCCTCCAACGGAACCGGCGGGGAAGGCTCCAGCCGGCCAGGCATATCAGCGATGAACATACAGGGAGAAGTTATGGGTGAATTACCAAAGAGAATCAGGGTAGCAGTAAAAACATGCCCGAATTGCAAGGCTGAAGGCATGGAGAAGATCGATGAACCATTACCAGATGGGACGATGTCTTTTTATGAATTCTGCCACGAGTGCTGGTCCTCTATTGTTTCGTACAAGGACGCTGAATAGCAATGAAATGGGCACTCATTAAAGATCTTCTTGCCTGGCTTTTCCGCTCCCCGGTGCCTCCGGTGATTGAGCAGGAACCCGAACCGCTGATCTGTGGTGACAACGACGACAAAGAACTGAACGAGATGTCCGGGACATGGCTGTTCATCAAAGACTGGGCGCTTTCCGAAATCAAAACCGCCCGGAAGAAGAATGACGCCAGCCTGGATGTTGAGAAAACCGCCGCTCTCAGAGGGGAGATTCGAGCCCTCAAGAGACTGGCAAATTTACCCAATATTTTAACGAGCCGGGACAACCGCCTCAAATACAACGCCGCCACCGATGGTGCCGGGGGAGAAGACGATGAATGAGATGCCAGAAGAAGAAAGATTGATGAGGGAAGAAGTGGCGCGTGAAGTGTATGGCGGCGAGGCCACCGTTGACGATCAGGTTGAAAATGAGGTTGTCGAAGAGAAAGAAGAAGTCGTTGATGCTTGGGCCGGGGTGAATCCCGCCCTGAGACAGACGCTTGAATCTCTCCAATCTCGGATCAGTGACCTCGATGTTATCAACAACCGGCTCAAGCAGGCAGAATCCAGAGTAGGTGGGATGGAGCGCAGAATCCACGAGGTCACAAAGCCTGTGGAAAAAACCGCCGAGAAGGAAGCCGTCAAGGCGCTGGAGTCAACCGAGGCATGGAAGTCCCTGGATGATTACGACCCTGATTTGGTCGAACCGATACGGAAAGCCCTGATAAACGAGATCACCGGCAAGGTCGCTGAGATCGAAGGCAGGATACCTGACATCGGCAAGATTCGGGGTGAACTTCAGGAAACATTTGAGGCTAAGGTGGAGGCAGTCCGGCAGGAAATGGCAATTGAGGCAGTCAGGGCGGTCCATGAAGACCTGGACGAGATCAAGACAAGCCCTCAATTCATCGACTGGGCAACGAAACTCCCGCCCGAAAAGGTCGCAAAGCTCGGAAGTTGGAAGCCCATCGACGCTATCAAGATGCTCAACGAGTACAAATCATTCCGCGACCAGAAATCATCGGTCAAGGACATTGCCGCAGAACGCGAGCGCCGCCTTAACTCAGCAGCAGCAGACAACAGGAAGTCAGGAAAACCAATCAAAACCAAATCTGAAGACGATATGACCGAGGCAGAGTATCGGGCCTATATCGCCAAGCAGATTTATAAGACATGAGGTAAACAATGCAGACCTATACCACCAAGGCGAGTCGTAACCTGATTCGCGCCGAGATGAAGATGTTGCCCCACGCCGAAGCCCCGATGGTTCTCGGTAGTTTTGGCACACAGGAACAGCAACCCCTTAACAAAACCGAAACTATCGTGTTCAGGAGGGTGAAACCGTTCAATTCCGCAGCCAACGAGACGGCACAGATTACCCCGGCTTCCTTTGAAACCGCTGAAGGCGTGACCCCGGATAGCTACACCATCGACTATGTAGATGTCAGCGTAACCCTGAAGCAGTATGCTGTCCTGTTCAAGCTGACCTCGAAAGCAGCCTTGATGTACGAGGACAACATCCCGGATCACATGATCAAGCAGACCGGCGAAGTCATTGCCGAGATTGCCGAGCTTGTGGCTTATGGTGAGGTGAAATCAGGCACCAACGTCGATTACAGTAATGGATCAACCCGCGCCGGTGTCAATACCGCCATTACCCTTGGAGTTCTTCGCCAGGCAGCCCGGACACTGGAGTCTTCGTATGCCAAGAAGGTAACAACCAAAGTAGCATCCGGCCCGAATTTCGATACCGAGGCGATTGAACCTGCATACCCGGTGTTCCATCACACCAACTGCAACTCCGATATTCGGGATCTTCCCGGCTTTGTCCCAGTTACCAAGTACGGGTCTGCCGTGAAGCCGATTCATCCGCGCGAGCTTGGAGCCTGTGAAGAGTTCCGGTTTATCCCCTCGCCCCTATTCAAACCCTATCTGGCCGCAGGAAGTGCAACCCTTAACGGCATGCTTTCAGCAGCCGGTGCCGCTGTCGACGTTTACCCGATGATCGTCATGGCTGAAGAGGCATGGGGGCATGTTTCGCTGAAGGGACACGGCAAGACTTCAATCTCCCCAACCTACTTGCCGCCGAGCCAGAAAAGCCACTCCAACCCATCCGGCATGTTCGGATTCGTCGGCGCTGATTTCTGGTATAACGCCGTGCGGTTGAACGAAAATCACATGGTGCGTATCGAAACTGGCGTAACCGCTCTGTAAAATAACGGGGGCGCATAGCCCCCAAGGAGAACCAATATGTCGCAGAGTATCAAACAGAGACTTGCCAGTCTTGCCAACAAGAGCGATGCCGCAGAACTGAGAAAGGTTCTGGAGACACAGCTTGCGGACATGACGGCAATCCGAGATGAGGTGGTTAAGCTCGTTACCGATGTAACGGCGACCATCACCAGACAGAAAAACATGACCCTCTCTTCATGTGGCCTGGCAATCGCCGGCGGGGCGAAACTTACCGCGCAATGCGCTTCCGCGTTTGCGTATCTTGCCAACGGTTCGCTGAAGGTCAAGGCAGTCGCTGACTGTTCAGCCTTGGTCGGCACGGTTGCAGATGGAAAGACGGCTGGGTGGGCATTTTACATCGACTCAACCGGAACCATCACAACCAGCGCCAAGACGGCGGACGCTGCCGGGAATGACGCCACTGGTGTTGCCGCAACGTATGTGCTGTTAAGCGCCATTGCTGTTCCTGCCGGAAAGACACTCATAGGATGGCTGGCAGTCGGTACAACCGGCGCAACCTTCGTAGGCGGCACGACCGCCCTCGATGCGGGCACGGCAACCGACACGTATCTTTCTCTTGTTGGTCCTGGCAGCGTCCCAACCGCAATCACCGCAGCCGCACCCGCTGCATTAACCACTATCGCATGAGGTAAGAAATGAATTTGAATGACGATCCGCGAGGCGGAACTTTTTGCAAGGGAAACGCAGGGCTTGCCATCGGTGACGGGGCAAAAACTGGGCCGGCAATCGTAGGGAAAGACAGCCTTGGCCTTACCTACTGTATTGACGGCATTGACTATTACAAGGACGATGCAGCCGCCGTTTGTCCGCTAACCGCCGCCGCTGTTCAGGCTGTTTCGACCACCTGTATGTACTTGATTCAGATCGATGCAGACGGGACCGTTACGAGCGTTAAGGGAACCGAAGTGGCAACAGGTGGAGACGACGCTCTTTATATCCCGCCTGCCGCTGCCGGAAAGTGCCCGATTGGCGCGGTCAAGATCGTAACCGACTCAACCCACACCTTCACTCCTGGCACTACGGCGCTCGACGCTGCCGGCATCACTGAGACCTATTACAACCTGACAACCGTGCCGGTCAACCCGTTCACGGCATAACACTAAAGCCCCTCTTCGGAGGGGCATGGAGGATTAAATGGCAAGAAACCCCGGCAGTAAAGAAACATACGCAGGACATGAAACCATCGGGCAGGGAAAAGATTTTACCATGCCAGAAGTCAACGTCGGAGCAGGCATTGAGCCGGTTGCCGAGGCAAATATCTCAAACGCCGCCGACCTTGAAGCGTTCATGAACGAAATTCTCGTTATCAGGGTCTTTGAAGATAACGCAGAGGGTAGTCTTCCAACCGCTGAGCCAATCGTCAAGGGCATGAAGCAGATCATTGTCAGGGGGGTCGATTCAAGAGTCAAGCGCAAGTATGTTGAAGCCCTTGCACGGTCGAGAACTACCAAATACGACCAAATCCAGCGGGACATGATGGACCCGTCTTCAAGATTCATGCGCCCGAAGGCCAAAATATCTTATCCCTTTTCAATCGTCCACGATCCCAACCCACGAGGAAGAGACTGGCTCAAGGCCATACTGGCAGAGGCATAAATGAACAAACTGGCACTCACAAAGCGACTCAGCAGGGACTGTGGGGTGAATCAGACCGGCCCGTCCACCACGTTGAATCAATCCGGGGAATACCTGCGATTGTGCAACTGGATAGACGACGCCTACAAGTCGATTCAGATCCTGTATTCCACCTGGCAGTTCTTGCGCGAAGAGTTCAACTTCGCAACGGTTATCGGCACGGCTTCATACACGCCGACCACTGCCGGACTGACTGACTTTGCCGAGTGGGTGTCAGATGACGACCAGGATTCAGAAGACTTCAGAATGTATCTCACGGCATTGGATGAAAGATATCTCGTTTATATGCCATGGGAGATGTTCCGAGTGGCCTACATGGTCGGAACCCAACGAACGCAGACCGGCCGGCCGAGCGTGTACACCATCCGCCCGGACGATACGGTGATGTTTTACCCCATTCCAGACCAGATTTACACATGCCTTGGAGAATATTACAAGGTGCCTGATGTAATGACCGCCGATACGGATGAGCCGATTTTCCCCGAGAGATTCCACGAGGCCATTCTTTACCGGGCGATGATGTCATACGGGGCATATTCCCAGGAGCCTGATAAATACTCAGTCGGAGACAGAGAATACCGACGGATCATTCGAGGATTGAAGAAAAGCCAACTCCCGCAAATGTCCTGGGGGGAACCCCTGGCATGATGAAACTTCCCGTCATCCCGGTCAAGACACAGTTTACCGCCTTTCAAGGTGGCCTGGACACCGAGACTCCCATGATTTCGGTGAAACCTGGAAGGCTGAGAAGGTCGCAGAATCTCTACCAAGGGACGAATGGCGGGTATATCTCGCTTGAAGGGTACGAAAGGTACAGCGGACAGCCGAAACCATCAGCGGCACAGTATGCCACCCTTGAGACTGTTCTTTCAGATACCGTAGCGGTCGGTGATGTTGTCACTGATGACGCGGGAACCTCTTATGGGACGGTCATAGCGATAACTTCTGTTTCTGCCGTCGAGGAGCTTGCAGGCGACGGTGACGGGGCGGAAATACTCGATGCAGACGGTGACGGTGTTTCTGATGCAGCCGTTACAGTGACGACCTTGATTATGACCAAACTGGTCGGCACATTCTCGGCTGGAGACATAAAGATCGGCGCCGGGGTGGTTGGACACTGCTACGGCGCCCAAGTCGTAGGCGGGGCATCGACAAGCCTGCTCAACGCTCAATACTTGAACCTTGCAGCCGATGAATACCGGGATGACGTTATCGCAGTCCCTGGCGCTGGATCGGTCCTCGGAATTTGGTATTACAACGGCAAGTGGTATGCGTTCAGGAACAACGCAGCCGGCACCGACGCTGAGATGTATGTCGATTCCACCGCTGGATGGGTAAAAGTCGAGCTCGGTCTTGAATTGAATTTCACCTCCGGGGGCACGTATGTTCCCGCAGTAGGGGATACGATCACCGGGGAGACAAGTGGAGCGACCGCTGTTCTCACTGGGGTTGTCCTTCGAGACGGTGCATGGGACGCGGGCGATGCAGTTGGCAAGTTTGTCTTCGCCGCAAAAACAGGAAACTTTCAGGCAGAGACGGTGAAGGTTGGGGCAAGCCTTGATATTGCCACCATCGCTGGAAATGCGGCCGCGATAATCTTCGACGCTCCGTCGGGAAGATTTGAGTTCGGAAATTACAACTTTACCGGGTCTGCAACCACTCAGAAGATGTACGGGGTAGACGGGGTGAACCGAGGGTTTGAGTTTAACGGCACGGTTTTTGTTCCGATTGAGACAGGGATGTCGATATTTCCCACACACCTGACCGAGCACAAATACCAATTGTTTTTCGCGTATGCCGGGTCTGCTCAACATTCAAGACCAGGATTCCAGTATGAGTGGGATCTCCTGGTCGGCGGTGATGAGCTTGGGCTGAGCGACTATATCACTGGTTTTGTCTCACAGCCGGGAAATGACGGTACAAGCACCCTGGCATTCTTTTCCAGAAATTCAATCAACATGCTGTACGGCTCATCCGCCGCCGATTGGAACCTCGTTTCCTACAAAAAAGGCACTGGGGCTATCCAGTGGACTACTCAATTTATCGGAAATACATTCGCGCTGGATGACAGGGGGATAACCAAACTCTCGACAAGCCAGTCTTACGGCAACTTTGAGGACGCAACTGCAAGCCAGCTTTTTCAGTCCTGGCTGAAGACCAAAAAGACCCAAGTGACAGCTTCGTGCGTGAGCCTCGATAAAAATCTCTACTGCCTGTTCTTTGCCGACAAATCAGCCCTGTTCTGCACTGTGGATAATGGCGAGATTGTCGCCGCAACTCCAATGTTATTTGGCCATAAAGTGACCTGTATCTGCACCACAGAGGACTCAAGCGGCAACGAGGTCATCATGTTTGGTAGTGATGACGGGTATGTTCGACAGCTATTCGCTGGGACGAGTTTTGATGGGGATGATATTGAATGGTATGGAGAATTGTCGTTCGACCATCTCAAAACACCGACACAGGTTAAGCGATTCAGGAGATCCACATTTGAGATATTTGGTGAAGGGTATGCGGAGTTTCAGTTCACGTATGCTCTTGGATATGAATCGGCAGACATCGCACAGCCAGGGATTACCTCAGCAGAAATGCTTCTTACGTCTGGGAGTTGGGATACAGGAAACTGGGATGAAGGGGTATGGGACGGGGTAAACCTTGCGCCGATGTCTTTTGATATGAGCGGAAGCGCGACAAATATATCCATAAGGATAGGTGGCAATGGCGATTATCACGCGTCGCTGAAATTTTCAGGGGTTTTGACCCAATATTCTCCCACCCGGGAAACAAGGAGCTGATATGCCAAGTTACAAAAGGTTTTTGACCAACTCAGTAATTGCCGTCCTGTTGGTGGTTTTTACCGGGATAGCCGGTGCGCAAACCAACGAATACTATGACAGTTCAGGAGCCCCAACGGCAAGGTCTTCATTGTCCTCAGCAACGATCAGGATTGAGTTTGATTCAATCGAGGCTGGATTCGTCAAACTCCCGACCCTTGCGGCAAACGAGAACAAGCCGATCTTTGTCAATTCTGGCGGAACCGCAATGGAGGCAAAGTCAGTTGCCGATGCAAACACTTTGCTCGGGACAGAACTGACCTCACACAAGGACGCCTCGGGCGGTTACGCCGGTTTGACGCTGTTCAAAATCAACTTCAAGAACGCTCTCAATACAGTCACATCCTTCTTCACCAACGCCAATACAACGGCAAGGACGTACACCTTTCAGGACCGTGACGGGATAATTGCTGACAATACTGACCTTACACTTAAGGCCGACATTGCATCGCCAACCTTTACCGGGGCTCCATCTGTACCAACCGCCGCCAACGGTACAGACACTACACAGATAGCATCGACTGAGTTCGTTCAGAATGCCGTGGAGGTCGTGGACGAGGGCATTGGGATTGGCCAGACACAGACAAATATGGCCGGCAAGGTGCTTGGGGATGTGTACCAAAACACACTTGAAAAGCCCATACAGGTCAGCGTTACAGTTTCTTCCAGTGCGAGTGCTGGATTTGCTCAACTCTTGGTTAGCCCAGATACTAATATCCCGACTTTCGCTGTTTCGGAAGTGTCCTTTCCTGCCGGCACAGGGCGAAGAGGTTCGGTTTCGGCTATAGTTCCTCCGGGCCACTATTACCTTGTGACCTCATCAAACGTCACGTTGTATAAATGGGTGGAGCTTCGATAAGATGGCAAAATCTATTTTGCAAAGGTGGCGCTGATGCCTCTCAGTCTTCTATTGGAAGATCCCCCTAACACAAACCCGGTGACCACTATGCCCGCCACTCCAACAGGCCCAAGTGCCACGACTCTGAATTACAACCCGAACCTGCCGGTCTACGCGGAACCTGAAACGCAGTCCACTCAGACCGCGCTTGGCCAGCTCGCACCGGATTCGAGCTACGTTGATCCAGCGAAGGCGACGGTGGCTGGCCAGACCGCAGGGATTCTTTCTTCCGGGTCTCCATTGCTGAGAGCAGCACAGGCCCAGTCGGAGCAGTCTTTCAATTCCAGGGGGCTGCTGAACAGTCAAGGAGGGGTAAGGGCAGGGACTGCGGCAACGATTGACAAGGCCCTGCAGATAGCCACTCCAGACGCGCAATTCTATCAAGGGCTTGCCGGCCAGACACAAAAGACCACCCAGGACGCGGCGCTCAACAATCAATTGGCCGGTATCGAGTACAAAAAGTCCCTGAACAACGCCAAGATTACCGGGGCACTGACGACCCAGGAGCAGGCCGGCCAGGTCGAAATGCAGAAACTTGCCGACACTGCACAGATGCAACGGCTTGAGGTTGATAATCAGTGGAAGGAGCTGATTAACATGGACCAGATGGACGCCGAGGATGCCAAGAATTTGATGGCCGTCTCTGCGTCCCTTGGTACAGAACTCACAGGCGGGATCGAAAGGCTTTTGAGGGACACGAACATCACCGACAAAAAGGCTGCGGTCGAAGCCCTGATGACCACCTATCGGTCACAACTGACGACCGCTGCGGCGATTGTCAACATACCCCTCACTTGGTCATGATTGAGAAACCCCTCTATAGATATGGACCACTCGACACCGGTGCACTGTGCAAACTGTACCGCTCGGACGATGTGTATATCCCTTCAGCCGACGACTATACCAAACCCTCCGACCTGATGCGGTTTGTCGATAACTGCATGATGATGCCGCAGATGTATGTCCTTGGCAGAGATCCGCGACATGAGGCGTTTATCTTCGCTCCCTCCCATAACGCGACCACCTTTCTCGCGCATTTCGCAATCAGGAAGGACAAGCGGGATGGCTCGGTGGTCAAAAAGACAGCGGAAGCGGCAAGGTGGATCTTCGAGAACACGACTTGCGAGTGCATCATGGCGTTCATCAACGAAGAGAATAAGGCCGCAAGGTCGGTCCTGGCGCAAGGTGGATTGACGAGAATCGGTAAAACCAAGGGGTCTGTCCGGTTTGGCGGAAAACTCTGCAACGAGATCATTTATCAGATGACCAAAGAAGAATTTAACACCCTTTGGGGTGACGGGAGGGTTTGATATGGCGTGGATTGCTGGCATAGGTGCTGCGGTTGCGGGAGCATTCGGGGCAAGTGTCGCCGTTGGCGGACTGGCTTCAATGGTCATCGGCGGGGCCGTGGTTGGCGCCGCTGTCGGTGGACTGTACTCTGCCGTGACCGGGGGAGACATTTTGAAAGGAGTTCTCTTCGGAGCAGTCGGTGGGGCGGTGGTAGGGTTCGGAGGGTCTGCCTTAGGCTTCGGGCAAACTGCGGTTGGTTCGGCGACTTCAATATCCGGGGCAACATCGTTAGGGGCCAGTGAAAATGTCGCACTGGCAGCAACAACCGCGGGCACAGAGATATCTGCAAGCGGAGGCATTCTTGGCGGGGTAGCCCCAGCGGCAACAAAGTCAGCATTCTTCACCACTGAAGGAATGGCAGCGACCGGTATGGTTGCTTCTCTTGGATCCGCATTTCTCCAGGGCGGGGCAGGGAGTGACATTGCCGAGAGCAAGATTGCCTCAGACGAGAAGATGCAAGCTGAGAGGCTGGCGGCTGATAAGGAAATGGCCCAGGCCAACAACGAGACCCAACTTGCAGCGGCAGAGATAGCCAGGGCGGCAGGCGATGCCAGGAATAAATCCGCCGAGAAAATGGCAGCGGCTGACCTCGACTTCAACAAGAACAAATTCTCCCAGGAGTTTTCGGAAGACCAATGGCGGGACCGGAAAGACCGGGAAGAGAAGGCGACCGCCAAGCAGGAATTTCAGACCGGATTGGAACAGGCCAGTCAGTATGTCGCAGGGAACACACAAGTCGTCGGTCTGGTGGAAACCAGCAGGCGGCGCAAGTCCCTTCCTTCTCCAGCCTGGTATGCCCAATCAGCGAAACCGACCCAAACCGCACAGGGCACTCCACCTGTCGCGCAACCACAACAGCCTCAAGCGGTGGCATAAATGGGAATCCTATCACTCTCAGGCGACAGTCTGAAATATGACCGGCTCAAAGAAGACCCTCTGAAGAATGAGTATGATCCGGTTGGCAAAGCTGAAGGGAAACGGGTCAAGACCTACGACCCCGAATTGGGATGGGCCATGCACCCGGAAGAGAAAGCCGGTGTTCTTGATTATCGGAATCGGGTTAATGACGCGGTTGGGAAGCAGCAATCCGCGATAGGGAATTATCAATCGACCTTCAATTCAGCAATGTCAGACGCCGAGAAACAGGCGCAGGGTATTCTCTCAGAAGCGCAGGGTCAAGTCGCAGGGATCAAGCGGTACACCACTCCGACCATCGCGGTCAATGTCGTGGATGCCTCCGGCGATAAAATCGAGGGCACATACCACATGCCCAAGGAAGTCGCGGAGCAACTTGCACAAGAAAAAGGCGTGTCAACGAGATGGAATGAGGATGGAAGTTTCAACGTCTCGGTACGGACCAACGAAGAGGCGGGGGGCCGGACCATAGGCGAGGAACTTCATACGGCTTTTAGGGATGCCGAGGCACAACTGGCCGAATATCAGAAAATCTATGACTCCCAATATGACACAGCGAAAGAGGCAGGGGCTATTCAAATAGGCTCATTGCAGAGCGAGATCGACACCCAGCGGAACATCGCCAACAACGCCTACAATTCCAATATAGGCATGGCCAGCCAACAGCTTGAAGCACTCAAGGGAAAATGGACCGGGTTTGTCACCGAGCAAAGAGCGGCATTCCAGCAAGGGATTCAAACCAACAATGGCGGCATTGCCGATCTGGTTAATTCAGGCGCACTGACACTGAAAGGGAAGGTGGCATAATGGCAGAAATGAAACAGGCACTCCCCCAGCAGAATCCTGAGCAAGTCGAAGAGGTACAAGATTCCATAATCAACGAGGATGCCGCTGAAATCTCCCCTGCACAGCAGATGCAGATTGACGCATACTCGGACAACGCCACGCTTGTAGTCTTCTCAGCGGAGTCGCAGGATGCTATCCTCCAGTCACTCCAAACCGGACAGAACCCGATGGATGCCGTAGCGAAAACCGCGAACATCATCAACAAGCGTCTTCAAGAATCACTGAGCAAAGAAGGCGAGCAGATGACCGAGATAACCCTTTGTCTCGGTGCGGCCCATCTTGTCTCAGAACTGATCGTCCTGGCCGAAGCGGCAAAACTCTTCACGCTGACACCTGAGCAGAGGTTGGAGGCATTCAGGCAGACCCTGATGCAATACTTTGCCGCAGGCTTGAAGGACGGGTCTATTGATCCGGTGGAACTCCAGAAAACCATCGAACCATTGATGAACCAAGACCAGCGCCAGGCGGGGCAGGAGTTTGCCGATAAATCAGGAATCATGAAAACTCCCCCGGCGAATAGCGGCATGTACCGGGGTAATCAGCAGCAGGAACAACCACAACGTCAAGGCATTCTCGGGGGGATGTGATATGGGCTTCAACATGACCGGGGCAGTAGCGGGATTACTTGGCGAGTACGGCAATCAGGCTGGAAAGATGGTTGAGCGACGGCAGGAGATCGAGCAGCGCAAACTTGAACAGGCCATGGCTGACCGGAAGGAACAGGCAGCGCTCGCCAAACAAGAAGCCTTGATGAAGTACAATTATTACCGGGAAGACCAGAAGGACATCCGGGACCAGAAGCGAATCGACGCACAGGCAGCGCGTGACGATAAACGATATGCCGCACAAAATGACATGCTCGACAAGCGTATGTCGGCGCAAGAAGCAGCGGCAGAGCGCAGACACCAGCAGTCTCTTGCAAAGGGCGGTGGATCTGATAAACCATCCGCCACAGCCGAAAAGTTGCAGATGATCGAGAACGACCCGGACCTTTCCCCGGAAGAGAAGATTGCGGCCAAGAAGGCTATTTACGGGCTTGAAGGGAAAGGTGGAAAAGGCGGATTGACTGATTACCAGATGATGCAGGCAGACGAGAAACTTGCCGAAATCGAAGTCACCGACGATGTCTCAATGAAGCAATACAACGCCATCGCCAAATATGCCGGCCGGCCACAATTGAAGAAGGTGGAGAAAACAGCAGGCCGCAAGGGCATTCTCGGTATCGGCTCGAAAGAACCTGAGTTTGAGTATGTCGAGGACTGGGAAGGCATGGGCGAGAAGGAAGATGTTTCCGTAAAACCGGAAAGCCAGAAGGGCGAGGCGAAGGGCGAGGCGCAAGCGGCTCCGATACCAAAGGCAAACATCAAAGACACGGCGATGGAGTTGTTAAGAAAGGGCCAGAAAGGACAGGATCCCGAACCAGGCATTGCAGCACCTGTAAAGGAACCAGCAAGCACAGATATCGGCTCGGTTCTCGGAACAATCGTCAACGGTGGTGTTACTGCCGTAAAGAAGATTGCAGCAGGTGGGCAAGACCTCAAAGAGCTTGAAGGTCAATTCCTCGGTCAGTTGAAAAACGCAAGAGAGCAGGAAAAGTCTGCAATCCTGAAGGCCATTGCCGCAGTCCGCCAGGTCATGATGACAGAGACGAACCCCGAAGCCGAGCTACGGTCAAGGGCATTTGCCCCGCGTTAATAACAGGTCACTGATCCACCAGTATCGGTGCAATTCACCGTACCGTAGGGCGTGTCAACGATCTTCGTATTAACCTTGAAACTCGGAAGTGGCCGGGGTTGGTAGGCAGGCTGGTCGAAAATGATAACCTGCTGAGGTCTTTGATAGACAGGCCGTTGCAACCCAGTTCCGTAATACCCGGCATTGAAAGCGGCCATATCAGCGGCGGTGCAACCTGACAAGGACAGTGCGGCGATGACCAAAAAAGTTCTCATAAACTCCCCCGTTTCTTTTAACCATATCAATTTCATTGAGTTATTGCAAGCCCGCGAAATTCTTTTATTCAGGCCGACGAAATATCAAAAAAAACATAGCAATTCTCCCCGTTTTGTGGTGAAATATAGTAGGCGAAATTAAAGATTAACCACTAACGACAGGGGTGTCAAAATGGGGTGGGACGCTTACGCAATTTACCCGGATGGCAAGGAGATAGTCTTTGACCGGAAGAAGAACAAGATCAAAGACGACAAACTTGACGCTGCATTTGCCGCAGCCAATGAGATTGTAGTTGAAAAGGTTGGTATCGTTGATGGACTGTTGCGCCAAGCAGGACTTGATTGTAGTGATTGCGCATGTCAACTGCAAGAGCACACAGGAGTTGACGCGTGGAGAGAATACCCGATGACCCCCGAAGAGGTTCGTGCCGCCGCAAGTGATCTAAGGTGGGACTGCGAGCCAGAGGACGATGAAACTTGGTGGGCTTTTTATTCTGCCAAGATGTTTATCAAAACATGCGCAGCAGAAGGTCTTGCGGTGCGATTCTCGTTCTAATTTTAAATGACAGGGGAGATACATGGGAAAAAGAAAGAAGGTAGAGAAAATCACCTACCGAACCCTAAAGGCAGAAATCCGGGCCTTGCTCGGCAGACCGGGGGTTGTGGAAGATGCTGAGGATAGAATACTTGATTGGTTGTTGCGAAGGGAACGAGATAGACAAATTGAGCAGGAGGTAGAGAAAGCCTTCAGTCTGTCTCTACCAGACTTGGCAGAAATAGCAAAGCAGGAGCAAGCCGCAAGCAAATGGAATCTGAGCAGCGAGTTCAGTTCTCACCCTGACGCTGTTAATATAACCTATCGGATGACCAGAAAAATACCGACCGGAATCCCGCAGAATGACGTTAAGGAAATTACACTGGCAAGGGATGATATCGCCGGGTTGATGGCATTCATGCAGTCAGTGGAACAGGGGGAATAACATGAAAACCTTCATAGAGATCGGAAAGCCCATTGTTCTGCTTTTTATAGCCTTTGGCATATACACAGAGGCCGGCCCAGTGACGGCGATAGCTGTTTCGGCATTGCTTATTTATCAGAGTTATTATGGGCATAAACATGGAAAGCAGGGGGAATAACATGAACGACAAATATCAAGAACCAAGGATAACGATAAATGGCACAGAGCTTACTGCCGGTCAATCAATGACCGTTCGGGTCGCCATCAGTTCATTCATTATCAACATGCAGTCAGATGGCCTCGGTGATGATGAACATGGCAAAATAATGACCGCCGCCTACCTTGAAAGAGCAAGAGAGGTTGAGGGGTTGCTTGTAAAATAACCAAGGAATAGACATCAACCACCCAAGGTGATCAATGTTTGACTTCAACGAAGTCCTAGAATCTCCCGAATACCAGAACGCCACCGATGATCTTGAATGCAAACTATGCAACGGCATACCGCAGAGATGGAGGCAAAAGCCACTAATTATTCTTTCACTTTATAGGCCATTAAGTCTGTGCGAAAACCATCTTGCCGATGTGGTCAATTCTTACGGAAATAAATTTAACAAAGATACCAGATTGTGCGCTGACTGTGGTTGTCTTGTAGAAAAAAAAGACTGGTCAACGATGGGCCAGTTGTCTCGCGGTAGAGATATCTGTGAAAAATGTTTCACCAGTCATACTTGTATGCCAGCCATCGGCCATCATGGGTAATGTCCACAAACCAGTTAGGGTGACAAATGTTTGACTTTAATGAGGTCTTTGATTCGCCTGAATACCAGAACGCCACCCCGGAAGCGCAACTTGAGGTCGAGGCGCTGCTCGCTGAAAACTTCTGGACCGAGCTAACGTCTGATCCATCATGGGTTGAAAAAACGCCTGAAGAGCAGAAGGAATACCGGAAAGCGTTTGATCAGCGGTTCCGGCCTGGCCTTGAGGTCAGACTGAAACTTGAGGGAGATGGCCGAAGCACCTTGGACGTTGCCAAAGACACCGGCATTGCCTTAACGAAGGGTGTTGTCAATGCCGGGGCTGGCGTTGTTGGTATTGCCGATATAGCCACAGGTGGACGTGTCGGCAAGTTCATGAACGACAAGACAGGGTACGACCCGAAGGCAACCAATCAATTCCTTGATGAGAAGTATTCCGAAGAGCAGCAACTTGCCAACCAGAATGTAGAGCAGGCCGAAGGATTTGGCGGGAAGGTAAAAGCCCTCGCTCAAAACCCAAGCGCGGCGGGGATACTCACCCTTGAATCAGTACCGTCGATGGTCGGTGGCGCCGGGATAGGCCAGGGCATAAGGAAGGTTGCTGGTGCTGGCGGGATATTGGCCGCAGGTGCTGGTGAAGGTGCGATATCTGCCGGTTCAATGGCGGAACAGATCAGACAGGAAAACCCGGATGAATTATTGACACCCGGGCAGGCGGCAATGTCTGCCGGTTCTGGTGTGCTCACCGGAGCGCTTGGTGTGGTCGGTGGCAGGCTGGCGCAAAAGATGGGTTTCACCGATATCGACAGTTATCTCGTGACGGTGGGAGATGAGGCAGTCAAGGCCACAGGCGCAAAGGGCGTGGTCAACCGGATTATAGGCGGCGGCATCACTGAAGGCGCGTTTGAGGAAATGCCGCAGTCTATGCAAGAGCAGGTATGGCAGAACGCGGCAACCGGCAAGCCTCTCATGCAGGGAGTGCCGGAAGCAGGCGGCGAGGGCGCGGTTCTTGGTGGAATTATGGGTGCTGGTGCAAATCTTCTTCCGAGCAAACCAACCCCGAAAGACATAATCGACGCCCCAGATATCGACACGGCAATAGACACCTTCACCGAGTCTGTAAAATCCATTGATACCAAGATTGCCGGGATTGACGAACGGGTGAAGGGTTCGCCGGTTGATTTTGGGATACTTTCATCGCCCGTCGATCCGATTACAGGGCAAGCAATCATACAGGGGAAAACAGATGATACTATTCGGGCGGCTGGAAATAATCTGGTACAAGAAGGGCCAGCTCAAGGAAGTGTTGGCATCGAGGGTGTGCCAGAGGGTGGCGGCGGAAGTGAACGCCAGGTCAATACAGATGCAGGCGTCAGTAATCCGCGAACTGAGGGAGGAATTGAAAGCAGCGCGAGGCGAGATTATCAGATACAAAACGGCACCACCGCCACAGCAGGAGATGCCGGGGGAGTTTTGGGAAAAGGAAATGCGCTTGAAGTCCCCGAATACACCGAATCAGCCATAAACGACGCCCTCTACGACTTCTCCGACCAAGCCCAGGACGAGCAGGACCAGGCCGACGCCCGGAAGCGCAAGAATGACTTCGTGAACATGCGCGATGAGGATCAGGCTATCACCGAACTCAATCGCCGGAACCAGCCCGAGGTCGAACCCGACCCGCAGTTATCCGCACCAATCCAGAAAACAACGCCTCTATCCAGGATCAAAAAGGATTACGGGGTTGACGTTTATAACGAGGTCAAGGCGGCAAGAGGTAATGGTGAGGCTATATCTGTAGAGGAAGCGATAAACAGGGTCGTTAAGAAGCAGGGCGGCGATGTATTTGCCGATACACAGGGAGAACAAAATGGAGACACTCGACCAAACGATAGCGCGGTTGTTCGGAGAAGCGAAGAAAGCGGAGCAGCAGCGGGATTGGGAAATACAGAGGGAGGTGCTGATCAAGAGGCAGGAATACGCGGCGGCACTGCGGAAGTACAGCCAGTTGAAGCAGGGCCACAAAATCCCCCCCAAATCCCCCAATCAGCCCAATATCTAGGCAAATCACTCGGCGAGCATCTTTACAAGGATACTGACGGGACGTTGTATCGGAGTGAGGAGGCACCTGCTGAGAAAGCTGCCGTTGCGCCTCAGCAAATAGAGACAAGCCAGGTTGTGTCTCAAAATAGCGAAGATATGAGTCGCAAAATCACCTCTGCGGCGAAAGATGAACAAAACTTCTCCAAAAAGAGAAAGTTCTCTGCGGCAGGCGGCCCAGACGTGGAATCGCTCTCCGAGAAGGGGAAGAGTAATGCGGCAAGTATCGCCATGGAGTGGCAAGGATACGACCCGACCCACTCAGACCGACTGCTGGCGCTTGAGTCATTTTCATCTTCTGTTGGCGATGGGTTTGTCCCAACCATAGGAAAAGATCAGGGCCTTACCAATAAGCAATCTGCTAGTTTGCTGGCTATAACTGGGGTGATTTCTGACAAGAAGATTTCTGACAAAATAATGTCACTCGTCTATGCCGGGGAGATCGATGAAGCCAATAAGCTCAGAAAAGAGCATTCTATCATTTATGACGCTAGGGGTGATGGGGATTTTTCCCCAAAATATACCATAGGCGATAAAGGCAGGAAGTTGATTCAATCGCTTCAATCTGTTGAGGCGGAAATATCCGCAGCAAGAAGAAGACCGCAAGAACTGAACAACACCCCCTCAGCCTCTGTCCCGGACACGCGCACCGAGGGGGTTACTTCTATACCTGCGACGGCAGACACCTACGAAGAATCCCAAGCCAACCTAGAATCAGTCCGCCCCTCAATCCAATCCGGCAAGGATATCAAAACCGCCCCAAATGTCGTCTTGATGAACGTCAGGACGAAGAAAGGCGAGAACCCGACCAAGATATCAGCCCCGCACAATGGCACCGAGGAAGACGCGTTACGGGTCGCCAAGGCACTGCGGCTGTACGCAGCCGAGGAATACGATGCCTCCATGCAGCAATCGGAGACATTCGGGACTGATGATAAAGGTTCGCCTCAATACGCTTTCACTCAGGGGCAGGGGGTTACTGAGGTTGTTCGGCTGGATGATTCAGGGAAGTCCGCCCCAAGTGACAAATCCGCCACTCCAATCAAGCAAGCGTGGCAGATGAACAGGGCCGAGTTTCGGGAATCGGTTAATACTCCGAAGGTTGCGGCGATCAAGAAAGCAATCTCAGCAGGGCAGCGGATAAGCGTCAACACGCAGTTGAAGTCAATCCCCCTCTCAAAGCCCGATCATATCCGCATTGCAAAAGATGGCGGCGTGGCGGTCCCTCAAGGCGCAAAGTGGGTATCTCTGGCTGACGATCAAGTCGATTTACTTGCTACTCAGGCTGGAATGGAAGTGCCAGGGTTCAACGAGAAGACATACCACAGAGAAGAAGTTAAGAAAGCCAGGGAAGAGGGAAAACCCGTTCCTGAAGAGGTTCTTAGCGAATACCCCGACCTCTTTGAAACAGAGGAAGATAATATCATCACCGGCGCAACCGGCACAGCAGAAACCGAGAGTGGCAGGGAGATATCATTTCAGTGGGTGATAGCAGAGAGTGATGATGTTATCGCCAGCAACGACAAGGATACGATGGAGGTCAACCCGGACTATCCGGCAGAACTCCAACCGAGAAACCGCGAGAACGCAGCATACAAACTCCAGGTTGCCAAGATATCAAATAACCTCAAGCCTGCCCGATTAGGATCGAGCCAGATGGTCGGAGATGGTGCTCCTATCGTCGGACCTGACATGGCGGTTGAGAGCGGCAACGGTCGAACCATCGCCATCAAGCAGGCATACGGCAGCGGCAAGGCCAATGGGTACAAAGAATGGATTGCGAAACACGCTGAAGAATTTGGCCTGACCAGTGATCAAGTCAACGGCATGGCCTCGCCTATCCTGGTGCGTGTTCGCCAGACGGAAATGACCACCAAGGAACGGGTTGCCTTTGCATCCGAGGCCAATGAGTCGGCGGTAACGGCAATGAGTGCGGTTGAGCAGGCCAGTGTCGATGCGAGAAAACTTGAATCCCTGGATGACTTCTACCCCTCAGAATCAGGCGAATTTGACAATGCTAGCAATCGGGGTTTTATCAAGCGGTTCATCTCTGCCATCATTGCAGCTTCAGAGCAGAACGGCATGTACACGGCGGACGGGTCCGCTCTGTCCCAAGAAGGCAAGACGAGAATCCGCAACGCGGTATTCGCCAAGGCATACGGCGCCGATGCAAAGGTATTGTCAAGGGTGGTTGAATCGACCGACAACAATATCCGAAACATCACCAATGGAATGTTGATTGCCGCGCCGAAGATAGCCAAAATGAAAATGGACATCGCCGCCGGCAAGCTCTATGCTTTAGATAACTCTGAAGAGATCGCCAGGGCCGTTGAAGACCTCGCCTCAATCCTGGCAGAAGGCAAGACGGTTGATAATGAATTGGCGCAGCTCGGGCTGTTTGGAGATAATCGGACAGAAGCACACAAGGCATTGCTCCGTTTCCTGGAAGAGAACAAGCGGAGCGGCAAGAAGATTGCTCTTTTTCTGACCGAGTACGTAGGAAATGTCTATGCTGCCGGCAATCCGAAACAGATGGGCATGTTTGGCGAGAAGAGAGCGGCAACCATTCAGGAAGTCATAGCGAAAGCCGTTTCGACGGTGGAGGAAAGCAAAAATGTCGGAAAACAAGCAGAAATACCCTGGAATACAGGCACTGAACGAAGCGACAAAAGACCCGCTGATATCCAGGATAATGATGGACTCGATACGAGCAGCGGAGAAGGGCGAGCCAAGAAAGGTCAAGAATCCGCTCAGGCCGGGGTTGCGCCGGAAGAAGTAGGGAAGCCCGGACCACTCCCGGAATATGCCAAGAAGGCCGGGATAGCAACATGGAAGCAGGCGCAGAGAAAAGGCGTGGCCTCGCTTATCTCTCAAGCCAAGGGCTACGCCGACGAGATAGTCAAGCACAACGTCACCATGACACGCGGCAATCCCGAATCGGTAGCCAATAAGATAGCCGAAGAGATAATCCAGCGTACCGTCATCTCTGGCGGCCTTGATTCAACACTTCAAGGCCTCGCTGTTCAATATTGGCAGAAGGCGAAAAGCAACGGCAGCGACCCCTCAGGTGATCAGCATTATACCGCCATTGCTCGGGGGATTGAGGCACTTCGGGCCAGGCTGAAGAATTTAGGGAAGACCAAAGAGGTGGGCTCCTTAAATAGCGGCAGCATCCTTGACATTTCCCAGGGAAAAGCTGAGAATAAAGTTGAAGGCGCGGTATTCACAACCCAAGGAGAAGGAGAAGAAAATGTACTGCGGCAAACTCCCGGAATATCCATCTTCATCAATTCTTCAGCCCAAACCAGGGCAGAAAGTCTCCTTGCATCCGTCACTCACGACAGGGTCGGGGAGTTTAGAACAAAGACCAAGCGGATCAGGACGGCAAAAGAAGTCGCTGAAGTCGTCGGCCCAAGAATTGCTGGCGAAGCTCAAGAGAATATTTTCGTCGTAGCGACAACCGAAGACGGTTCACCCCTGGCAATCCTGCAGCACTCCTACGGAAAGAAATCATCCGCAGTTCTTGAATATGACTCAGTCATAGGCTTTGTCCACAACACAGAAGGGGCGGAACGGTTCTGGGTAATCCACAATCATCCGGTCAAAAACCCGAAACTATCAGACGCAGATAAAAGTGTCTCCAATGCGCTGTTCTCTCTAACCAGCGGCACCGGGATAGAGTTCAACGGACTGATGGCGATAGACGTTGAGGGGAATTATGAATATTCCTTTTCCGGGGACGACAATCAAACACCTTCAGGATACTACCTTTTTGATAAAGATATCCCGCTCGTAAGGAGAGTTTTAAGCAAGTACGATACTGAAAATATTGTCAATGGCGACAATGCTGATATTGCCGTCCCTGAAATGCTTGAGCCGTTTGGGAATACAAACGGCGTATTGATGTTTGACAACCAGGGCGGACCGCTTGGGTTCGTATCCTTATCGGAAGACGAAACACTCCAGTTGCGCAGTGGGCGCAAAGGCACAGGGGCATCGAAGATTCTTTCGGCCATTGAAGCATCCAATGCGACGTTCTACGCTGTTTCAACACACTCCCCAGCAAATACCCTCGCAAACGGCAATATTACATCATTCTTGACCCTGCATGGCGGGAATGTATTCAGGAACTACCGCGACGGTCAGAAAATTCCTTTGACCTCTGGTGATATTGGATCTGGATCGACGTTCTTCTCCCGTGAGGCAGGGGGAGTATTCACCCAAGCCGAAGTAGAGAAAGAGCTATCCGCCCACCTTGGCGCCAATGGCATGCAGAACCTTCTCGCCACCGGCACCGTCCGCATTCTCAACACCCAGGACCAGGCCCGGAAGATCATTGACCGGCTGAAGACACGCAACGTCAAGCACTCCATCCGCTATTCCAAGAACGGGGCTATTCAGGGATTCACCACCGCCAGCAAGGTCTATCTGGTCCGGGATGGCATAGCCAAGGGCAAATCCTTCGCGGTCCTGAAGCATGAGCTTGGTGCCCATCTCGGCCAGGCCACCTTGAATAATGCCGAATTTCAGGCGCTCCTGAAGTCAATCGAAGCCCGCAAGGATGAGCAGAGCAAGACCGGCGACGCCATCCGCGCGGCGATGGCGAGAGTGCCGAAATCCACAAACCCCGAACATTACTGGGAAGAGGTATTGGCCTACGCGGTTGAGCAATCCCCGGAAGTCGGCATAGGCCGCAGGTTCATCGCCTTAATCAAACGGATGCTCGTCAAGCTCGGCATCTCTCCGAAGATATTTACGGCGGCTGATCTGGCGGCATTGGCTGAGGCTGCTGTGAGAAGAGAAACAAGGTCGGTAGAAAATGAGAAACAGAGAGATACGAAAAGAACAGCAGAGAAAACAAATTCCGGCAATTCACGGTTATTGCGTGCATCCATATCTCCAGATGGTGAGGCGGGGAGAGATAACGCCAGAGGAATGCGGCGAGATGTTGAAGGAATTGAGGGAGTGGCACCGGAAGAAGTACGGGGTCTGAGCGATGACGAGCCTATGTTCTCCGTGCAGGCAGCCGAAGCCTACGACACCGACATGCAGGAGTCGGCGGAAGAAGAACCCAACGCCCCTATCATAGCCGACGCAGCAGGCACATTCAGCACCGGGACATACGATGATCCTGCCATGATAGCGCAGATCAAACCAGGCGTACAGGTTGAGCTTATCCGCGAGCCGGAGAACGAAGCCGACTCCGATGCAATTAGAATCGAACTGAACGGCAAGAAAGTGGGCTACGTCTCCAAGATAAAATCACCGCAACTCACCGACCTCATGGACGACAGGGTGGACCTGACTGCGAAAATCCGCACCGTAGCGAACCCCGAAAGGCCCGTATTCACCATCGAGATTGCCAAGCCCGAAGGCATGACCGATATGCAAGAGCGAAGCTGGGCGGATGCAAGGGATATCATCGGCAGGCACAAGGACGGATGGTCATTCAAGCGCATTGCCGAGAAAGCAGAGGTGGACCCGGAAGAAGACTACACCGACGACATTGAAGCAGCGGCAAGAGAAGTATTGGAAAAATCCAAGCCTGAAAAAAACTGGGTGAAAAAGATTGTCAAGTTTGTCTCTGGATTGAAACATGACAAACTGAACCACCTGTTCAGCGTGTTGACTTTGCAGCAGTTGGACGACATCTACGGTAGAGACTTTACCCCTGTCAAGGATTTCCGAAAGGCGGCAAAGGGTATCTCCGCGATGACCAACGAACTTTTACAGGAAGCCGACCGCCTCCACCAGAAATGGTCAAGCCTGAATCCGAAGGTAGCGGCGGACATGGCGGATGTCATGTTTAAAGCAACTACTCTCGGGTTCGACCCGGACGTAGACACCGATATCCAGACTCTCAAGGATACCCTGGAAGAGAAAAGGGTTGCATTAAAGGCAGCACGGCAGGCCAAACTTACGGGCGAGCAGAAAGCAAAGATTGTCCGCAAACTCATTAAGGAAGTCGGAGCGGCAAAGAAGGATCTGGCAGGTGCTGAAGACCTTATCCCGGCATTCAACGCATTGCCTGAAGAAGCAAAGGAAGTATATCGTGAGGTGCGAAAGATTTATCAGGACCGCTTTGGTCTCCTGCAAGAAGTCCTCATTGAGCAGATTGAGAAAAGCGGAATCGGCAAGGGCAAGAGATCAACCATCGCCGCTTTGAAACTGGAATTTGACAAGCAGATGAAGTCCGGGCCATACTTCCCCCTTTCCCGGTTTGGTGATCATATCGTCATTGCCAAGAAACTTGACAGCGAGGGCAATGAAGTGGACCGCATGGTCAAGGCCTTTGAACGGTTCGCCAACGCAGAGGAATTTTCCGTCGGCATGAGGGCGAAAGGCTTTGATGTAACCCTGCGGCGAGCGAAAGACTACAAGCCAGGGCAGCAACCTCCGCACGAATTTGCCAGCGAGGTTTTGAAGATCGTCAACTCTGCGGACATGGATTCACAGGAGCGCAGGCAGATCATGGACGAGATCAACCAAGCCATGATCAAGGTTCTCCCCGACCTTTCCTACCGGAAGCATTTTGCCCACAGAAAAGGCGTGAAGGGGTACAGCCAGGACGCACAGCGGGCCTTTGCTTCCCATATGCTCCACTCGGCGAAACACATTGCAAAGGTCAAATACGGCACCGACCTGAATACCGCAATCAAAGCGATGGAGAATAGCAAGTTTGCCCATGACGAGAAGTCGGCGGCGGTCGAGGGCGCACTGAGGAACGAACTGGTGAAGCGGTTTGAGTTTATCATGAACGCCAATGTGCATCCGGCAGCACAGATATTGACAAGTCTTGGGTTCGCCTGGAACATCGGGCCGTCTTTGGCATCTGCTGTGGTCAACCTCACGCAGACCCCGCTTGTCGCTTACCCGCTTATGGGCGCAAGGTTCGGTTTCGCAAAGTCTGCAAGAGCTTTGACAAGGGCAGCAAGGGATTACACAAGGGGTGATCTTTCATGGGAATCCGGCATGTCTCTTGAGAAAGCGAAATTCCTGAACGAACAAGAGCGGAAGATGTTCGCAGAGCTTATCAAAGACGGCACGATTGACGTTTCCCAAGCCCACGACCTGGCGGCAGCAGCGGCGACTGACTATCTATCCCTTGCAGAGAAGGGCGGGAACCTCCATAAATACGCCAAGGTGATGAAACTGGTGTCGGCCCCGTTCCACTATGCTGAAGTGGCAAACAGGCAGATCACGGCTCTTGCAGCTTATAGAGTGGCGGTTGTCGAAGTCGGGCACGATGCAGCGGTTGACCTTGCCCGGAAGGTTGTCGAGGAAGGGCATTTTGACTACGGCCAAGAAAATCGGGCCAGGGTGATGCAGGGCAATGTCGCCAGGGTAGCACTGCTGTTCAAGCAGTACGCCCAGAACATGAGTTATCGCCTTGTCCGTGACTTCGTGGTGGCACTCAAGAAAAGCGATGTAACCCCGGCAGAGAAACGACAGGCCAAACTGCAATTTGCCGGGATTCTCGGCGGGCATTTCATGGTTGCCGGCACTCTCGGTCTGCCTGTTGTCGGGATGCTTGGAACAGCTTTAAATATGATGGTCGGCGCTCTTGGCGATGATGATGAGCCGTGGGACTGGAAAGCAGAGTTTCGGAATTGGCTGGCTGACCGAGTAGGACTGAAGGGCGGCGAGATGATAGCGCATGGCCCGACGCGTGGCCTTCTCCCGGTTGATGTGGCTGGTCGGCTTTCCCTTGCCGACCTGTGGTGGAGAGGTGACGACCGAGATTTGGAAGGGCGTGAACTGTTCAACCATTACATGATGAATATTGCTGGTCCGACAGCCTCAAACGCGGCATCTGTCTTCATGGGTATGGCCTCGATTGCAGACGGTGATATCTGGAAAGGCGTGGAAATGATGGTCCCGAAATTCGTCAAGGATGTCGCCAAGTCGATTCGGTACGCGAATGAAGGTGTTACCAATAGACAGCAGGACGTTCTGCTTGGCGACCTTGAGGCAATGGAATTGACCGGGCAGCTTCTCGGGTTCACCCCGGCGCGTGTCGCTGAGATGTATGAAGGGAAGTCGGCAGTCAAGAAGATCGAATATGGCCTACAGAACAGGCGGACGAGATTGAAGAACAGGTATCTCAGGGCCAAGGAGTCTGGCGACCGTAAAAAGATGGCCGAAGCATGGAAACCTATTCAGAGATGGAACTCAGCACACGCTGATGTCAAGGCCCTGCGGATAACCAAGAAGGATCTGGATCGGACTGAAAAAACAAGGCAGAGATATCGCAAAGGCACCAAGAAAGGTATATGGGTTCCAAAGACCAGGGAGTACCTGCGGGATGAGGGACGGTTCGCCAACGTAGAGTAGATCGTCTCCCTGACATAGCGATGTGCCGCATTTTGGTTGTTTATTTTTGTAAAATACTGTAGTTTTGTGATAGCATAATTGTAGTTCAGAGACCAGAGCGCCCCTAACAAGAGCGACAAAGGCTCGGTAGTGAGGAAATCCCCCTCGTTACCGAGCCTTTTTTTTTGACCAACAAGGAGACACGGCATGAGACGGACCTTGGCCCCTGTGATTGTATTGATACTGGCCCTCGCGGTTCACGGTTGTGCAAAGACCGGCACTAGCCCTGATATCTCCCCAGCACCTCTCGGCGCTGTTCGGCCAGTGACGAGTTTCCCTTTAAAAACTGATCCTATCGGCGCTGACCACTTCATCTTCTCAGATACCGAAAATTCTGGCCTATTCTCCCGCGTAACCCTCGATAACGTCAAGATTTCCCTTGGCATTGCCCTTGATTCATCCGGGTTCAACAAAAACCTTACCACGAACGACGATACCCTTCAGGAGATTGTCGATAAGTTTGACGGGCTGGTATTTGCCGCAGCAATGGGGGCAGATGACAACTACGTCACGGACGCTGAAAAAACCCTAATTGGTAACACCAGCGGGACGAATACCGGCGACCAGACAACCGTATCCGGGACAGCCGGCGGATTGGCAGCACAATACATCGACTGGAATGCCGGTTCTGGCGGGGCAAGCATAGCCAACAAGCCAACCATCCCGACAGCCAGCGACACCGCCTACGACGCAACCACATGGGACGCCAGCACCGCAGTGCCGACAAAGAACGCCATCCGCGATGAAATAGAAACATTTCCGACCCTCACCTTCGGCGCCGGCCTGACCGAGACTGACGGCACGGTAACGGTGACGGCAAATACCTACCAGCCGATTGACGCAGACCTGACCACGGCAGCCGGGGCAGGAGCGGCCGGCAATTCGACGTTTTTCGGCAAGGACTCTGGCGGAACGGTCGGATTCCATGCGGCTAGCTCTGCACCTACTGTCCAGGCTGCAGACCCGACATCAGCCAGCGCAACAGGATGGTATGCCGCAACAGGGTCAGGGGATATTTTCTATAAATCTGATGATGGTCTGTTCACTGTTGCAGGTAGTTACGCCGCTGATCCAGCAGTTACCATTTTTTACGAGAGTTTCGATACCGCCCCAGGCCTAGATAATACCTGGGCATCATTCACCGCAGACCCCGACTATACCACAGCGCCAGCCCCATTGGTGGGGACTCAATCGGCATCGTTCGACTTCAGTGAGTCTGGCCGGGATGCCGTAACCTGGACCAGCACGTACAACATCGACTATCTCATCAGATTCGATGCAATTGATAATGCTACTGACTCCGAACTTTTTAACCTGCGAGACAGCGGGGCAGTAGTGATAGGCAGGCTGTACCTTACGGCCGACGATAAACTCAAGGCCAGACAAGGCGCAACAACAGAAACCTCTGTCGGAACAATCTTAGCAAACACGACGTATCATATCTGGCTTGAATATACTCCGGCCACAAGCGGAGATGGAGTGATGGCCGTTTGGCTCACTGAATACACCGGATCGGAAGTAAAGCCGGGGACGGTGTTTGTCCAGGAATCCGCTGGAGGCTCTACCGCTGTACCGGTTGATTTTGTTCTGATGCACACTGTGGAGACTGGCGGCAATATCACAATTGATGAGGTCAAGATATGGTAAGGATTGCCCTGCTCATATTCGCCCTGCTTACTCCTGTCCAGGCGTTAGCAGAGGCTTATTCAGACGACTTTGAGTCATACGCGACAAGAGCCGATGTTTCAACTAACTGGTTCGCCCCAGTTAATGCTGCTCTGACGCTGGATGCAACAGGGGGGTATGGCGGCTCCCAGGCGATGAAGTTTGATTATGCCGCTGAATCTATATACTTCCTAAAAACCATCAGCTCATGGTCATCACCTGAGATATACGTCAAATTCAAACTCAAGGTTACTCCAGGAGCTGTCGGCGGCATCAAATTCTTGAAAATATTCGGGGTTGATGCAGATACGAATTACGCCAACTGGACATGGAATTACGGTGATGTCAACGCCAATCAGTCAATGCTCCCCGTCCTCTGTTATGGCGACGGATCAGGATTATCGAACGACACGAATGTCTGTGTTAGGACCACCGGTGCGGTTTCCGGCGACACGAACGGAGCAACCATTACCTCGGCCGGCTCGTACATATACGTCGATGATGGCGAGTGGCACGATGTCTACACCTACAATAAGTACAACACTGACGGCACCATAGACGGTGTGATGTGGGTGCAGATAGACGGGGTTGATGTGCTTAATGTTGACGGCACAAAGAACCGAAACGATGCCAATGCGCGGGTCGTGGAAAAGGTATCCTTCGGGGATTACGCAAACGCCTATGCCAACATCACGATGTGGATTGATAATGTGCAGATATCGACAACGGCAATCGACAGCCCATCGCCTGAATGCGATTTCGATCATCCGTTATTGTGCCTCACCAGTGAAACCTGCTATGCCGTGGCCGGTCTGTATTGGTGCAACGATGCCTGTCAGGTCGGGGCGTGTGCTGGCAGAAAATTCAAGGTCAAACAGATAGTTCATCCTGAATAAAGGGGAAATTATGAAAACATTGCTCGCACTCTGTACCATCGCTGTACTGGCCGGCTGCACGATCAAAAACGCTGAATACACTTTCAACCAGGGGGCGCCGGACTGTGATCAACCGCAGGCCGTAGCTCGTGGCCTCTCCGAGACTCCCGGCAATCAGACCGGGGCAGGATCGACAAACAGCGGCGGCGCCGGGAATACAATCATCATCATCGAAGAGACCAACCAGGACTCACAGTCCGACCTCGATGCAAGCGGGGTGATGGATGCTATGGCCAACAAGGTAAAGAGCATCATTCCCGATTTGCCATCGCTGAACCCCGTTGATAAGGTCACGCCTCCGGTAGTCGAGGAAGAAATAGCCGAGCCCGAAGCCCTTGAAGACGCGCCGGCCGGCGAAGTGATCGAGGTAGACTGATATGGCTGCCGAATGTGTAGGATGTGGCCGCATGTCAAGCAATGGACTTTTTTGTCTGGAGTGCGAAAACAAGATGGAGGGCGCCGGCGTCAGGCGTAGGCTGAAAAAGACAAAGGCATCTCTTCAGAGGCTTGTTGATGCAGTCAACCATTACTGTATAGAACCAACAGGAGAAATCGCATCTATAGCAGCAGCAAGAGGAGAATTCCAGGAAGCTTTTGATGAAGCTAAGTCTTTACTGAAGGAGGGTTAAGAAATGATAATCCGCCTGCTCATCATCCTTGCCGTTCTTCTCCTGCCGTTGCACTCCCAAGCCTACACCCTGCAGGAATGCAATGCCGCTTGCGCTCAACTATTCCCGGGTGGTCCTGTTGTCCCTCCTGTAACGCCTCCTATTGTCCCGCCAGCCAGCAAAGTCTGCACGATGCCGATTACCTTCGAGCGGGCAGCCGACCAGAACGACCAGAGAGCAGCGGTCCTGTTCCGCACCTTGCAGGATAGCCAAGTGACAGCGGTTTCCGTTAATGGCGAGGTTGCGAGACGAGGACGACCGTACAAGGGTTGCCCCGTTTTTCTTCTGGAGAACGAGGGAGGCCAGTACAAGCGCCCGTTGAAAATCGTTGCTCAGACCAGCGACGGCCAGACCTGCACGGCTACGAGTGGGTCTAGTGACACGCCTTCGGGTCCGAGCACTCCGACGACAGGGTACAGTAAAAGCAAGGTGTTTACGAGCTACGGGGAAAGGAACGGCGGGAGGAAGGCTTGGCGAATCTCGGGGAAAGGCCCGTCTTACGGCAGCCAGATCAAATTCGTCTTCGCCAGTGGAAAAGAATACACAGTAAAGAACACCTCCAAGAATTGCCGTGGGAATAATCCCGATACCTGCGATATACCGTCATCTCAAAATAAAGATGGATTCGTCTATAAGCCAGGCATAGGTCCGAACGGCGAGGGTGACAAAGACACTGGCACCAGCCACGGCGGCATATATCTTCATGCTGCATACGGCGACAAGAGCAATACAGTCACCATGTATTACAACTGAGCGCAAATGACAACCTGCGAAAATTGTGGACACCGATATTACGGCGGATACTGCCCGGTTTGCGGATATCCCAGCGACGAGGATGATTGTTGAGGCTGACTTATTTCCCTGGGAGGGAGAGATGAGAAGAATCGAGATCGACGACCTTGAGAAAAACATAGTGAGCGGGGATCAATACATGAAGCCAACGTGGTGCGAAGACGACAGTCCCGGTTGCTTTATCAACCATCACGGCATCATCATGCCTCGCTGCCATGGTAAATTCAGGTGGCATCACGATGGGTTCAAGTGTGACGCTCCGAAGGAATGGAAATGAAATTACTTGTCTTTTTTGCAACCATCCTTCTCGCAACCTCAGCCCATTCCGAACTGGCAACTGTGACGCGGGTAATCGACGGTGACACAATCGAGGTCACACTTTCCGGAAAAACGGAATCAATCCGGTTGTACGGAATCGACGCACCGGAGAAGAAACAAGCCTTCGGCCTCGCCGCCAAGGATTTCGTTGAGGTGATGGTCGGCGGCAAGATGGTTGACATACTGCTGGTCGGCGGCAAGGACCGTTATGAGCGCCCGGTGGCAATCGTCATGTACGGCACACAGAACCTGCAGGAACAATTGATTTTGGCCGGTTACGCATGGGTCTACCCTCAGTATTGCCGGAAATCGTTCTGTACGGCCTGGTCTACCCTGCAAGGCATCAGCGCCGGCAACCGGGTCGGCCTGTGGGCACAGCCTGCGCCAGTGCGCCCTTGGGAGTGGAGGCGGCAATGAACCATTTTCCCGAACCAAAATTTGAGTTTATCAAGGGCGGGATTCAAGCCAGACTGCTTGAGGACTGGGCATATCAGATCGGAGAAACCAGACCGATAATCATCCCGGAAGGATTTGAAACAGACTTCGCCAGCGTCCCGCGTTTTCTCTGGCCGATAGCCTCGCCGATGGGCATCCTGCGCTATGGCTCACTCCCTCACGACTTCGGATATCAGCATGGCTATTTGCTCACTCCGGACTTTGGAGACTACAACCCCGGAGCCAGAGCAGAGGCAATCATGAACGGCCATAAATACGCCTTCGGTGGCAATATCCCGATCTGTATCGGCGAGACGCGGCAATTCTTTGATGCAATCCTGCGAGATGTGACCATCGCGGCTACCGGCGCGAAGTATCGAGCATGGGGGGCATACTGCATGGTACGGCTCGGCGGTGGGATACCTTGGATGAATTACCGCAAGGTTGGGCCGACTGCGTATAACGATAATTCTCTTGGCATTCCTGGAGTGTGAAATGATACTCAGAGACGGAACCGAAACGAGCGATCCACGACTTGACAGGCTGGTGCAATTCGACCCGCGCTCTCTGTCGTTTGGGGTGGCAGAAGCGGTACTTGAAAAAACCCTTGCATGGGATGGGCTGGAGAAGATTTCCAAGGTGCGGATCAAGGCAAAGGGGAACCATCTCGATCAAGGTCGAGAAGGGGCCTGCGTGGGCATGGGCTTGACGAACGCCATGCGCTACGAGCCGAATATCGGCAACCTTCAAACCTACAACGAGCGGTTTGCCATTGAGCAAATCTACTGGGAAGCACAGAAGAATGACCCATTTCCCGGTGGCGAATATCCCGGAGCCAGTCCTCGCATGGGCGGAACATCTCTTCTTGAAGGCGTGAAGCAACTCAAGAAACTCGGTCTGATCAAGTCCTACCGATGGGCATTTTCCCTTGAAGAGATGATACTGGGCCTCGGGTATTTTGGGGTAGCAATCGTAGGAATCCCCTGGTACAGCCGAATGTCAGAACCAGAATCGGACGGACGTATTCGTATCGGGGGCCAGATTGAGGGCGGGCATTGCTTGGATGCCGTCAGGTACAACAAGAACACCGGAATATTCGGGCTTGCTCAGTCATGGGGAATGGAACACGGCGTGGACGGCGAGGTCTGGATCATGGCCGACGAAATGGACAGACTCCTGCATGAGAATGGCGAATGCGTGTTTTTGGAAAAAGCGTGACCAATCCTGCCGGGGGGCAAGGGAAGGGGAAGAAGGATGCCTGAGTCAAACAGTGCAGGATTTGTTGGCGTTATCATTGGTGGAGTTTCTTTCCTCGGCGGGGTGGCAACGTCTCTGATTGGAAAAGGGAAACGGGACCAGATAATTGACTCAGCTGTCGAGCAGTTAAAGGATCTTGAGGATGTGCCAGTGAAACTCGAGGAGCAAGGGAAAAAACTGGCAAGCCTCGAGGAAGCAATGAAAAACCTTGCGTCTTCTCTTGTGCGAGATGGCAGACCGACCTATGTAACCGGGCCAGTTTGCAAGGAAGAGCAGGGTCATTGTCGGGACCTCATAGCTCTGAAGCTAGAAGCCGGGAATGTGAGGTTTGGTGTTGTCGAGGCCGATATAAAGGAAATCAAAGCATCTCAAGACACAATGAAAGCATCTCAGGACGCAAACTTGCGAATCATTCTTGACGAGATACGGAAGAACAAATGAGCACAGCAAAACGAATCCAGGAATTGCTCGATTGTGCCGTCAAGGTGCCAGTGCGGGATAAGGCGGGAATAATCACGCCGGAAGGAATTGACGCTGCTGCACGGGCCAAGGCTTTGCAGGAGTGCCTGAAGATAGCCAAGGAAGAGGAAGAACGCAAGAAATGACGACACAGGAGCAAGCATTCCTCGATATGATTGCCTGGTCCGAGATGGGGCCGGATATACTCAGGCAGTCAGACAACGGCTACAACATTCTAGCCGGGTCGCTGCCGTCGATGGTCCTGACGTTTTCAAGCTACCACCGGCATCCTGGCGCACTGATAGACATGGACGGTAAGACAGGGGGATTGGAGTCAACTGCCGCCGGCAGATATCAAGTCCTTTCGAGGATCTACTACCACTATAAACGCCAACTCGTATTGCCTGATTTCTCGCCAGCCAGTCAAGACAAGATTGCCATGCAGTTGATCAAAGAATGCAGGGCAATGGATGACATCAACGCGGGGCGGATCACCTCAGCAATCCATCGCGTTCGCTCTCGGTGGGCAAGTTTGCCGGGGGCCGGGTACGGACAGCACGAACAGAAACTCGTCAACCTGCTGAGGGAGTTCTCAATGGCAGGCGGAACAATAAACCAATAGGAGCAAAAAATGGCTGGATCATGGTCCCAACTTTCTTATCGCACTGGAAGCCTCCACAATCGCACTCAATCGCTATTCGGCCTGGTAAAATCATTCGTCGCTGATCATACCGACGCATCGGTGCCGGCAGACGAGGAAATCCCCTACGTCACCGGGTTGCTCGCGGGGGTAGATGTTGTTTTCGGGACTCCCGCGCCTGACGCGGTTGTGGTGACGCTGAAAACCATCGACGGCATCACTCTGCATACCAGCGCATCTCTCACGGCATCCGGCCGGGTTGAGATTATTCCGCACGTTCCGGTGTGTGGTGGGCTTAAAATCTCGGTGACGACGAACACCACGATTGACG